GTTACTCGTCAAAAGGCCCCGGAAGGACCCACGACTTTTTCCGCATCGCAAACTTCGGAACTTTTTAAAATTCCTGCGACGCGTGGCTCCACCCACTCCGCGACCATCGACTCGCCCCTTGCAAGTCGCTTTCGGTATCCAGTGAGTTGCACGATGCTGGTGACGTGCGTATCCGTTTCGAGTCTCTCCAAGCGTCCGTTGCCACTCACCGTGTACACTGGCAGGCTTTCGCCAGACCGAAGTTCCGGGAACGAAGGATGAACCATCTCGGCGACTAATTCTCCGTGTACCCCGCATCCCCAACAAAGCAAGTTGGCTCCGGCCCATTCCGGGCGGCAGGAAGCGATCGCATTGGCCGTCGCAAAGCGAACCTCCTTCAGTTGCATTCCATGCTCAATGGCAACCTCAAACACGAAACCAATTCGTCGGCCGCGATTGGCACGCACCGATGCTATCGCCGCTTCAGCCTGCTCGGGTCTGCTCGGTTCTTTCAGCGACTCAATCACCTTCGCCTCCAGATCCGCGGCCTGCCGTCTCCCAAACTCACGCCACTTTTCTGACGATGGCTGCTCAACGTCCGTGACTGGCCAGCCTTCTGGCAAATTCACCAGCATTCCAATCGCCATCAGATAGCCCTCCGTCGGCTCACAAACTGCGATTCGCTCACAGGCACAGTCACGCTACTGTCAGCGAGGATCACCCGCAGATCAAAGAGCCCAATGTCCTGCGTCTTGTTCGCCTTCGCCGTGTCGATCAGCGTGGCGGACTGGGTTTTCGTCATCTCGAAACGAGCCTTCCGAGTCGCACCAGTCGCCGTGACAACCGTGCCCGTCAGCGACAAGTTCGCCCCGCATCGGATATCAAGATGCACCGCCGCGCCAGTCCATTCCGGCAGAGTCCCGCTGAGCGTCAGGTCAATCTGCTGTCCATTGGCGATCAGGTAGTCTGCCCCTTGGACAATCTCAATTTTCACGGGCAGCCCGTCCGGACCGACGCTGATTACCGGCGACGTGACGACGATTGTGCTTTGGCCAGACAGCTCTGCGGCAATCTGGATGGCGCTTGGTACATTCCCAAACTGCACTTTCGGTGCAATCAGGTGTTTTCCGCTCTGTTCTCCGCGTAGCGTGAACGTGCCGTCAGACTGATCAGGAATATCAAGGCGATAGACGCCACCCCCACGCTCCTTAATTCCTGCATCTGCATGGGCCGCTGACAGTGACGCCAAATCGGAAAGCGTCAACGACACGTCAGCACCGACTCCTGCCGATAGCGAAACCGGTGGAAACGTTGCTGCCACAAGACCGGTCACAGCAATCCCGCTGTCGTCAACGATTTGCACGTCGAGAGAAACATTCACCGAGCCGCTTGGATAGCTCAAAGTCACTTCGCAGCCTCCTTACGGCGCAACATCAGCAGGTACTCGCTTGTTGCCGCAGCACTCCCACCGAGCTTCCCAATCAGCAGCAGATAGACCGCGGCACCCATTACGCATATCCGATATTGACTGTGATCTCAGCCGAAGCCACGGCACCAGTGTCGTTGTCTGCGGCACCCGTCGTCAGTGCCAATGCAATGCCAGTATCGAACTTCACGCCCGCCGGAATGTTCAGTGCGAAGCCGCTGCCGGCCGTATTTCCGGGGATCATGAACGTGAGCACTGGAACGTCAGTACCAACCGTCGGCGACGAGGCTTTGTTGTAGAGCTTCAGGTAGCGGGCTGCGGCGTTCGTATTGCCAGCGAAAATGAATCCGATCTGACCCGCAGAAGCCTTTACGCTCGTGGCATTCGTCGATGCCCCGCTGACCAGCTTCGTCGGAGTCCAGCCACCTGTCGTGTGAGCATATGACGCCACGATCTGCTTACGATCAAGTGTGATTCGCGGGCATCCAACATCGCCCTCATCGATAGAGTCTGTGGCGGTTTCGTCGGCCTGCATACCAACCGCAGCCACCTTGCTAGTAGCTGGCGTGAATGCGGAGTCGTCTGCAAAAACAACATCGTCCAGCAGGGCAAGAGAAACGGTAGCTGGGTCATCTGAAGCATGAGTGACGCGAGGTGTGTTGGACGCCACCGCACCAGCGCCGCCAGTGATCCCAACCTGCCCCGCGATGATGTTTGCTTTGACCCGATCCGATTCGTCCCAGTCATCCATCACCTGCAGCGCGGTCACCGCAGGGTCGTCCGTCGCCAGAATCGTCCGGGTCGTGTTGGCCGAGACTGCACCAGATCCCGCAGCAATGCCCGCCTGCCCGACGACTGGATTAACCTTCGCACGATCGGACTCATCCCAATCATCGATCGCAGATGCTGACGCAGCGATGGCAGCGAGATTCCCGCCCGACTCGACCGCCAGGCCTGCCAGTGCCGACTCAACACCATCGACATGCGCATCAATCGAGTCGAGCTGTGTGGTGACCCTCCGCAGTTTCGCGTTGACTGAGCCGACTCCGCCTACCGTAGCGGCCGTGTCGGATGTCGCGCCGAGAGCGGCTACTGCCGGGTCGTCGCTGGCGAGCGTTAGCCGTTGCGTTGTTGCATCGACTGCGCCAGCTCCGCCAGAAACCCCGCTCTGCCCGGTGATGGGGCTAGTTCCGATTCGATCGGAATCAGAAGCTAGGACGACCGGCGTACTCGCCGCCTTGTTCGCCTGGCCAAGTGCCGGCGTTTTCCCGTCGATACTGCTGAGCGACGTGTTGCCAGTGTCCTGTTTGGCCTCGGTGGCCACGCCGTCCACGTCGACTGGCAACGGGTTGGACGCACTGACGTCGGTGGCAACACCGTCGACACCAAACACGAGCTTTCCGCGCGTGTAGTGCACGCCGCCGATCTCATCCGTTGCCAGCGTGCCAACGGTCGATGTTGCGTCGTTTTTGACCGGCAGATTGTCCGCCATTATGCACCCACTCCCAGCAGCAACAGATCACCACGTCGAGCCGCCGGAGCATCCGCCGGCAGACTCACCAGCCTCCGCGACGGACGATAGAGCAGATCCTGCCATCCTCGCCGATAGTCGTCGTTTACCGCGGTGTGAAGCGCTAGTGGCGATACCGGACCGCGAATCACAATCACCGCTGAAATCGTGCCTGCCCAGTGCGATCCTAGGTTGTTCAAGCATCCAATCTGCAGGCTGCCGTTGGTCCCTAAAAACGTCCCCGATCCAGTGGCTGCAACGCGACCGTCGATCCCTGCCCATGCCGTCGTAGGCGTCAGTGCGTTTTGCCAGACGTGTTCAACGCCGACGGCATACCCCACTGTCGAATCCAGCGATAGACCTCCCCAATTGCCGTACCGATAGGTCGTCCCACTCTGCACAGCAATGTGAGGACCGGCATTATTCGTGGCAGCACCAGCGGAGACAGCAGCTCGGAATCCGGCCCCCGTGTGCATACCAACCACGATTAGCGTCAGATACGTCTCGCTTGCCGCGACTCCCGATGCAATGACGCGATCGTTGGTGCCGTCGCAGGAAAGCGAAGGCCCCTGCGGCGAATTGATCCACGTTGGCCCGTTTGTGAGGACTCCGTCTTTGCGTCCAACCAGTTCGACGAGCCGCTCACCGCCACTCAGCCACGGCAGAGGCAACCACACACCAGCCGCGCCCTGTAGCCACTCGCAATCAGGATTGAGCGGCTGCAGAACATCAACGCCATCGAAGATATCCGCACTCATGTCGCGAGATCCTGGATGAGCAATCTCAGGGGCGCAAGGATGATCCGCGAAAGATTGTCAGACGCTGTCCCCTGGTTGCGGATCGCCTGATCCCAGTTGTTATCCACGATCGGCACCACATATCGGCCGCGCGGCCGGACGATCACCGCACTTGCCGTCTGCACGGTGTTGCCGTCATTGGTCGATACGACAATTCTGGCTGGCGTACCGAGTTGCTTGGCCCACTCGTCTTCATTGCCGTCGGACGGCCACGACCCATCAGATCCGCTGACACCCGCCGGCCAATTCGTGCCGTTGTGCGAGAACGCCAAATAGACGTCCATGCTGAGTCCGGCTGTTGGCGCTGTGCCCGACTCAATCATCGGAATCAGTACGTGCTCCTCATCCCATGCCGCCCCAAGGTCAACGTACTCGCCCATGCGGGCCGACCCCGAAGCCAAGGCGTTGAGCGACAGGTCGTCCGTGACCGTCAGACTGCCTCCGGTGGCCCCGCTCTGACCCCAGATGACTGCGGTGCCAAGCTCTCGCTTGAAGTAGTCTGGCAGTGCCATCGGCTAGATCTCCTCTCGCCAGTTTGCAGCCCCGGCCTTGCCATCGATTCTGTGAGGTCGCAGTGCCTTGTTGACCTGATCCAAGGTGACTACGACAGATCCATCTCCCTGCGAGACTGCCTGCATGACCTGCTGGAATCCGGCCAGCTCCTCGGGCGTGATGTACCCGCCCCTGGCGAAGATCTTGACCCACAGTTCAATCCCAGCCATATCCTTGGCCAGCACCTTGTCCCGTAGGTCGCAGAGATTCGGGTTGCCAGCCAGCTTGGCCGCGGACTCGTCACTCAGCATGTCGATCATGCCGTCAATCGTGAGCTGCGGGCCCTGGCTCTCGACGGTCATGCGGCGGGAAATGTCCCCGTCGCTGCCGGCAATGGCCAAGTCCTTTAGCTCTGAGTCGGCCATGATCCGCTGACGGATCTCTTCAATGGTCAATTCCACGATTACCCCGCAATAAAGACGTCGACTGAGGCGTCAACGTGGGACTGCAGCACGGCGTCGGACATGGCAAGAATGTCGTCCTTGGAGGCCGAAGCATTGGCGATGGCATAAGCCGCAACCACGTACTTTTGCACATCGTCGGCACCGCCATTGACGTCGCTGAGCCACGACTTTGCCAGCGCCAAGCGGGCACCGTGGTTCGGGGCTTCGCTGCCCTCATTTTTGATGTTGACTGCCGTCCTAGTCATCGCCGCACGGCAGCGGTTCTGTACGTCGTTGTCTGTCAGGATTGAGTGCAAGTCTTCGAGGGTTGCCGCCGCCATTATTCTGCCTCCACAATCGTTGCTTGCAGCACGTCAGAACGACCGATCGCCACACTGGCGAATTGTGCGGCCTGATCTGGGGTGAACGGACCGCTCGTCTGGTAAGACTCTGGCGGCCCAAGCAGCAGCAGCTTGACCATCTTGTTCGCCGGCGGGTCGACCGCTCCCGATCCGCCAGACTCGTTGACCGTGATGTTCAGATTCATGGTTTTCCCTTTACTTCGCCAAAGCCACAGTGCTCAGAATCCACTGCCGCGCCCAACCGTCAACTCGCACCGCTGAGCAGTACGTTCCCGGCACACCAACCTTGCCCCCGGAGCCAACCGACGACACGCTCTGAATTCCTACGATTTGATTCGTGCCCGCCACGAAACACGGTGCCCCGCTGTCCCCGCTGGCGTACGTGCTCGGCTCTCCCGCGTCGTACATCCACATCACGTGCGTCGGGACAACGTAGTCAACCGTCTGCCTTCCAGTCCGCTTGGTGCCCGCACCCGATGTCGGCGTGTTGTGGCCGTACCCGCACAGGTCCAGCGCCATCTTTGGCGTGGGCGCTGCCTCGTAGATCATGGCCGGCGTGATGCCCGCTACGCTTTCCGTCAGCATACAGACCGCAATGTCGTGCCCGAGCGCAAACTTGTCGCCGGACTGGAAGCCCGGGTTGATCCAGACTCGCTTGGTGGAATAGGTTTTCTTGGCGCCGTTCGGTAGGTCAAAGGTCCACTTCGTGCCGGCGCCAGGGTTGCCGTGGGCACAGGTCAGCACCATGTTCGGCGCGATCAACGTGCCGGTGATCGAGCCCGACCAGCAGACTTCAGGGCGAGTCCCAGCAGGCACGGTCGATCCACCGATTACTCCGACAGGTCGCGGTGTCATTGTGCAGCCTCCACAGCCTGGATTTTGTTCGCCCACCACAGCTCAAAGACCTTGCTGGCGACCGTCCACAGAATCCAGAACCACACCGGCCAATCGAGCATTCCGACTGCAGTATTCTTGTTCCGCCGCTGTCGCTTCAGCTCCGCGAAGTATTCCGACTTCGCATGCTTCTTCGTGTTCTGTCGCCGGACCGCACCGAACGCTCCGACAGTCTGCTTGGCCGCGACCATGTTGCAGATCGTCAGCATCTGCGCAACGGCTTTGCCCTGGCCGTTCGCGCCGACCTGGCTGGCGTAGCTGGCTGCGGTGAGCAGGTGGTCGTTGGTCAAAATGGGCTCTCCATGTCGCCCTCAAACCACTCGGGTGGAGGTGGGTTCATCTCCGCAATCCGCGACAGGACCGATGCGTCTGGCGTTTGGATGTGAAGTGATCCGCACGAAACTGCGTTATGAGGGTGCGCAACGTGCGATCTTGCGTGGTCCATATCCGCCACGAGTCGGCAAATTTTGTAGTACTCGAAATCTCCGAGCGAGTTGAAGATCACGGCGTCACCTCCAGTCGCACGTCCGACAGCCCATTCACACCGACCACAAGCTCCGTGCGGCTGAGCGTCAGGCTGTTGATGTCGGCTCCCAAGGCGAGGAATCCGCTGCCCCAGCGATACCGCGGCTTGGTGCCGGTGAAGACGATCTTTCCACCGTCGGGCGTGATCGAACCTGTCATCTGCATCTGCGCGGGCAGGATCACCACCCCACTGCCAATCGCGATCTCGGTCTGACCGCCACGGTTGGTCACGTTGTCGAGGATGGCGGCGACCTGCTTGCGGATGGCGAGCGAACCGAGCGTCATGGCCTGCACGGCCTTTGTGCCCACCGGGTTCTCAGAGAGAATGGCCCGCAACCTGTCGTGACTGCGGTAGCCATACACCACGCGATTCACGTCTGGCAGCCAGATCGCCGGGAAAGACTCAAGCCAGACGGGTTGCTCCTGCCGAAACTCCAGATCCAGATCGTCGCCGGGAATATCCTCGTTGTACATTCGCTTGCATGGACCACAGCCGACCTGCGTGAAGACGACGATCTTGCGTGGACGGTTCGCAGCCGCCTGCTCGATAGCAGTGCCGACCGCGTCTGCGACCGCAGCAAGATCCGAGTCGCTCACATCGACGACAGCGGTGCGAGCCTCATCGCTGCGGCGAACGAGCCCGAGTTCAGGGTCGTTCGCGACGATTATCGATGCAACAATTGCTGCAACTGCAACTGACATTTCACATCATCCCCTTGTGGTACAGCCGCGGATCAACGGTCACTGCGCGTTTTGCATCCCATCCGCGGTTAAGCCGCTCAAGGATTGTGTCGTAACCAATTCCGTACTTCTCAGCCATTTCCGCCACTGTTGCCCTGTAGCCATCCACCTCAATGACGCGGTTTCTCCGCGTGTTTCGTTGCTGCTGATTCGATGATGCCCACCGGCAATTTTCTGGAGAGTACGGTCCGTCGTTATCTATTCTGTCGATCGATGCGCCACGAGGTCGTTCGCCCATGTCTGCGATAAATATCCGGACATCATGCCACCGTTCGTCGACGCGAATCCCGCGTCCTCCGTAGTTCTCGAATGCAGGGCACCGACTGTCGTAACACCGTGACATCATCCCTCGCCACGTCGGATACAGTTCATGACTTTCCATTCCATGCACGCGGTGAACTCCGCACGCTTTGCAGTTCACGTATCGTCCGCAATGCACGATAGATTCGGTAACTACCTCGTGGTGGCCGCATTCGCATGTCCTGACCACCATCCAGTCCGCCGGCTTTTTGAAGTACCTCCTAACACGGAACGCAAACTCTCCTGTCGTGCACGTCGCTTTCTGGTGAACTGGCTTGGCCTTGCGAATTCGCATTCCCCAGACGAAACTGACTTCTCGCATTCCGACCTCCTTCTTAGGTTGGCGTGCTGAACAAGGCCGGTCACAACACCGGTCTTGTTCGCTTCCTAGGCCATTAGTTCCCTCTGTCTCCAGTCAACCACCGGCTTCATCACCGTCATTGTGCTGATGCCGAAACAGCCCCATTCATCTCGGTCGACGATCTGCTGCACGGCCGTCGGGCTCATGAGATAGCGGGTCATGGTCGGGTGGCTGTTGGCACACCAGACCCAGGGCCGGCCCTGCGAATCTTTCTTCGTGCTGAGGGCCACCCAGGCCATTGCGTGGCCGCCGCGGCCGGTCGGCTGGTAGCGAGCGACGTTGCCATCGCCGTCAGTGCGCAGCCCCCAGTTGACCGCGAACACTCCTGCGCCCATCTGCTGACCGAGCAGCAGGCGAAGCGACTCGTAGCCACCTTCCTCAATGTCGATGGTGTGCAGAACCTTGACCTTTTGGGCCTCCTGCACTGCCTCATCACTGAAACTCGTGTAGTAGCGCCCCGTGTTCTGCGCCAGTTTCGTCGGAGCGATGCCGACCTGCTGCACGGCCTTGCAAGCGCCGCCGAGGTAGGCTCCGACGTCGCGGCCGAGGTTGCCCCCTAGGGACTGCGCCTTCACATAACACCACCACGGGCTCAACTCATAAGCCTGACCTGACTGCATGTACGCCGCTTGCATTGCGGCGTGCGCAGTTCCGTGCCCAGCACAGGAATTCGTCATGCCCTGCTGATAGATCCGGAGATGCTCAGGGAACGCGTCGTAAGTGACCTCGGTAACGAGCGAACCCGGCGCGCAGACCGGCATCGGCGACAGCGAGGATTTCCACGCTTGCCGCTGGGCTGGCGATTCTTCGAGCAGGCCGGTGAATTCGTCAGCCATTGTCGTCCTCTGCGATCTTTTTCCACGCCAGAATCAACTGCTCCGACCACCTAACGCACACCATCCTGTCTCCAGATCGGTAATGCGGACGTCGGCACCGAGCGACGAATGTCGCTGCTGACTCTGGAGTGAACCTCATGCACTTGGCTTTACGACCGGAAATCCGGCGACGCATTCTCATCGCTCAAACCCCTTCGCCGTCTCTTCGCACTTCGCCGCGTCCGCCGTCATGTTCCAGTGGTCGTTCGGGTTGTCCCGCTGCCACGCCTCTCGCAGAGCCTCGAATGCGTTCACCCGGGCCTGTTTCGTCCGCCGTTCCATCTCCTCTGCGAACTCCAGTTGTGTGGCAAACTTCTCCGCCCGCAGATCTTCCGCCAGCGACGTGAACGCTGCGGCCGACTGCCTGCGATACTCCGCCATGCCTGTGGCTGCGGCTTCGCTGATGGACTGCACCAGCGGCTGCGGCACAATGTCGGGCTGCACCGGTTTCGGCGGATTCCACGCGGGAACCACACAGCCGGCACAGAGCAGCAGCAGGAGCGGGGCGAGGCGGTTCACTTCACGTACTCCTGAATTTCTCGTTCCGCGGCCGCTCGCAACTTCCGGTCCCGATGCGTCCTGGATCGCTCGCAATAACCGCAACCACCGTGGCTCCGGCACATGCGGTCACATGCCCGGCTGTCGCTGTACTCGCGACGCCAGTCCTTCCGGTTCGGGTAGTGGTTGTCGAACGGCACCTAAATGACTCCTACAACACGGCGTCCCTGCCGTGGCTGCCCGGCCCGATGTCCGGTGCAGTCTCACAAGCGCCCGAAGGCGGTACTCACTTCACCTGCATGGCAGGAGGCACCAACTGCAGCGGCGCGGCCGGATCTTCACCGGGCTCGATCTTCCACGTGACCACTTGGCCGCCCAGGCGAAACTTCAGTTCCCCCTCAACGCCGTGGGACGTCACGAACTGCAGCAGGGAATTGAAGAGCTGCGGCAGGTCTATGGCCGGTGCTGGCGCGGGCCGCACAGCATCCTCTGGCTTAATTGTCGGCTGCACGTTCTGCGGCAAATACTTCTGCAGCAACTGCTCCACGGCATCGATCACCGGAGCCGCCTTCGGCCATTTGGACTTCATCCAGCCCCAGATCATCACGCCGACGCCGCTCGCCGACAGCAGCCCGTTAAGGATTGTTGTCGGGTCCCAGCCGCCATTCGCACGGACAGCGCCATCGGTCGACATGCCGTGCGTCGCCGCGAACGTGCCGAAGCCGCCCGCAATCAGCGCCCCAAGCAGCATCACGACCGGCCAAACTTTAGATTGCAAGATCACCGTCCTCTCGCACCGGGCCAGCCGGCGTTAACAGCCTTGATTCGTGTGCATCATCTGCAAGTACGCCCGGATCGAATTGGCGGACGCCAACGCGGTCTGAGCTTCTGTGAAGTTGCCATCGGCCACGGTTTTCGCAGCAACAGCGACGTTGTACTCGGCTTGCCGCAACTCCACCGTTGCCTGTGCTTCCGAGATCATCGATGCCAACTCAGCGCAAGTGGACATTGAGTGCTTCCCTATGGACCCGTGATAGTTCCGCCTTGACCAGACGCTCGAAACCGCTATTTATTACCGCAGTGCTTCCAACCCCGACGGCTGTGGCAACCGGCCCGCCATCCCGCTTCGCCTGCGCCACCAAGAGCCGTTCGATCCGCTCGAGCCGATCCTCCAGTTCCCCGAAGTAGCTCACCACCAGCGACGTGCAGACACAGCTCATCGTGACCGAGGCGATTGCCGCCACCAGCACCCAGGACCACGGGTTGCGCGGCACGATCAGCTCACTGCTCGACGTCACTGCCCCCACCCTTTTCCTTGGACTTTTTGGCCTGCCGCTTGGTGGCCATGCTGGTGATTCCACCCCACATCGCCGACAGCAGGTCCGGCAGGAATTCACGGCAAGAGGCACCGAGCCCCGTGTAGATTGGCTTGGCGAACATCGCGATCAGCGCCGAGACGTAAGCGACGACGTCGATTCGGTATTCCAGGTAGCCGCCGCTGAGATCGAGTGCCAGAGGGGTCAGCACGACACCCACCAGAAACGACCCGATCCCCTTGAGGACGAAATCTTGCGGGTTGTCGAATCGGTTGGCGCGGCGATCAAGGCAGAGATTGATGATCGAGCCGAAGCAGGCCCCGATGATGGCCATGCCAGCGAGGCCGAGATTGTCGAACAGCGACTCCGGCACCTGCGCGGCGAACAGATCTGTGCCGCTCTTGCCGATGGCGACCAGCACCAGCCCGATCGCGCTGACATAGCCAGCCTCGGGCAACACGTACTTGGTGAGAGCAGGATTGAAGACCACCGGACGCCCCGCACAGACGGTCAGACACAGAGCACGATGTGCTCGACATGCCTGGCCTCAGGGGCCGTTTGGCGCGACGGGCTGGATTCGCCCCCGCACGTCGCAGGAGCCTACACCCGACTCAATGAGAATAGCCGACCCGCGCAAAAGTGCAAGATCGGCTTGACAGACGGAGGCCTGGTGCGGTTATTCTCCCTGCTTGTTTAGCCAATACTCTGGCGTCCTGTGCTCCGCGATGCTGCCAGTGACGCGAACAAACTCGCCACTCTTCAGCACAACAAAGCGGGGCACGCTTTCGTCAAGTTGGCAACATCGTTCAACCAGATCACGCTTCTCTGCAGACAGTGCTGCAATAATCTGCTCGTGCGTCGCACCGGCGTCGAGCATATACCGCACCGTCGTGTCGTTGCACGCTGCCCACTCAAAAGTCGGTGCAGACATTATTCCTCCTGCTTCTTGGGCCGCCCCTCGGGCCGCATGTCATCCACCAGCGACCGGTTGACGATCTCGAAAACCACCTGCCGCACGAAGGCGGACATCTCGATTTTCTTCACCTTGCAGTACCGCTTTAGTGCGGCCTTCTGCGCTGGCGTCATCATCACGTTCAGGGACACGGTCGCGTCGCCCATTGCTGCCTCGGTTAATATATCAGTTGCATGCTGGTGATTGTTTGGCGGGGTGGCTACTCGCGCGTCTCGATTCCGTGTTTCGCCAGCAAGTCCGCCATACGACGTACAGTCGCCTCCAAGCGGCCAATCCGACAAATAATCTCCGGCACTATCTCTTCGGTGAAAGTGTTCTCGTTCTCAGACTCCTCAACGCTGTGGTTCCGCTGGCATTGCTCGGAGCAGAACGGGTGATGATCGCTGTTCGCCGGCTTGAACGACATGTCGCAATAGGCACACTTAGACACAGCCCCACTCCTTTCGCGAAACCACCGAAAAACAACCCACGAGGCAGAGCAGATCCTGTTACGGCTGTAGTAAGGCGCTGGTGCGGCTGCAGTCCGTCATGCCCCCGCAAGCTTTCTCCGTTGTCTGCCCTGCCTCACGGGCTGGTTGGTCACGATGATCACCGCGAGCTACTTGACCGCCGTCCTGTTGATGAAGTCGTAGTACTCTCTCGACGCGGCTTCCCACGCCAATCTCGCTGCTGGATATTGCATGGCCCGGCCTGCAATCTGATCCATTAGCGAGTGACCCCTGTCCGCCGCTGCAACAATGCGTAGCCGGTCTGTCTCGTCGATCGGTCTGCAGTAGACGAGACCGAGCAACATTGCACAGACCGCCTCGACGATGGGTGCAATTTCAGGACGCTCAAGCCCAGCCCGCGTGACGCTATTCACCGTCGCTTTGAGCGTTTCGATCTGCGCGTCGCGCTCACGCACAGAGTCCCTGAGCTTCTTCACTTCGTTTTCGACCGCCGCCGTGGCCGTTCGCAGAGACTTAGTAGCTTGCGTAGACAAGTCGACAGCCGCAGCCGGCGGCGGAACCAGCTCAATCGGCTGACCCGGGAGCGGCGAATCGTCTCCGTCGCGGACCATGTATTTTCGCTCCTGCACACCCACGTCCTACCTCCTTTTCCCTTTGACGTGCTACGCGAGACGGAACCCGAAGCGGGTGAACACAATCCCTGCCAGCTTTGCCGCCGGCGTGCCGTACCACATGACGTCACGCTGCGTCATCGGCGTTTCCAGAATCTTCGGTCCGTGTGTCGCCACGAAGGTCAAGGCCTTTGCTTCGGCTTCCACGGCCTTCATCTGGCGACCTGTCGCACGCGCAGCACAGTCGCGGCCGTAGAACACAGTCCCGCCGTCGTCCAGCCCAATTGCAACAGTGCTCTTCAGGTTCTTCTTGCCGCAGCATTCGCAGGTCAAGTTTTCGTCGGACAGGCCAAGAATCTTCATTGCTAGCACCCCTAAGACTCGCCACCCACCAGAGGGGCCCGCGGGCAGCCCCTCCCATCCCCACCGGCCTTACAGGTTCAGTTCAGCGGCCGTGAACAGGGCCTCGACTCGCGTCAGGTAGGTCCCGTAGACATCTTCCCGGCCCTCGGCTGTGATCTGGATCACTTGGAACTTGCTGCCGACCGTCTTGACTTGGAACTTGCTCATCTGTCTGTCCTTTGCGTTGGTGGTTGTCGTTGGCCTGATGAGATAACTATACCAACAGTTTCGGCAGTCGTCAACAACTCTCCACACAGTTTTAAAAAGATCTTTCAAAATGTTTTCGATCGCGGGTTTCTACGCATGCTTTTCGCGCGGCGGCAGGCGCTCAATGTTGCATGTGGAGTAGATATAGATCTCGCCGGACTCAAGCCGAATGATGGTCGACTCGCTCTGCACTCTTACGGCGGCCCCGGCGGTGAGCTTAAGCTTGACTCGCTTCCTTCGCGGTCCTTCGCGCGGCTCGTTCATGCGGCCCCCTTCGCGGCAAAAGGCTGGACGCACACGTGGACCATGCCGCGTAGCTCTGGGTCATCCACGCGGATGATATGCAGGTCGTCGATGGCACCGTCGTCGGACCACACCCCGGCGTGCGTGATCGCATCCAGGAGCGATTTGAGGATGTTGTCGAGGTCGCGCACCCGACGGTCTGCTGGGCACGCCGCGATCTCCACGCGGAGCCGGCCGGAAATGCTCTGCCGCTGCAGTCCGAGTGTCTTTATGGCAATGTTCGCCACCGTCTGGCGGTACTTGCGGCCCTTCTCGGAGACGAGCACCTTGATCCCGCGACCGCAGCGGACGTGTCGCCAGTAGCTGTTGACCGTTGGTGGCCACGGGAGAACGAGGGTAACCATAGAGTCCTTTCGTGGTGTTGCGGTGACTACCGGTTTCCGCGAGCGGCCAGGCGGCGGGCGGCTCGCCTCTCCTCTCGGATACGCTCTTTCTCTCGCCACTCTGCGTTACGCGCGTCGTTTATTGCCGTCGCCTCACGCTGCATCGAATCAAGTTGTTGGAGCATCACCTCGAAAAACTCGAAGTCCCATCGCTCAGCCCGATTCCAGCGCAGGGCGTCGGCTGATCGCAGAAGCTCATATTCCAACTGCTGGCAACCTACTGGCGTTGCCAGCAACCAAAACATGGCCCGCTGCACGTGGTGGTAGACCGGGTGTCTGCGGTCTCGTGCGTAATCCCAGACTGCCGGTGGCAGATCCGAGAATGGGCTATCCTCATTGACTACATGCCATTCCATCCCCGCCCCCTTTGTAAAACCGCGATTCAAAACAGAGTCTTCTGCTTGCCCTGCACTGGCAGCGGGCATGTGATTTCCGGGAACGGGATACCCTCCCGCTCAGCCGCCGTAGCGATCAAATCGAGATGCGTGCGCACAGTCCGCCAATCGAGCGGGTGGCAATCCCAGGACAGCACCAGCCACCGGGTGTACCACGCGCAGGAGAACCCGCTCAGGTCTCGCAGCTCGGGGTATTCCTTGTTGACCGCGTGCAGCACTTTGTGTCTCACAAACACGGTTAGCGCACAGGCGGATTTGCCACCAGCAGAGCGAGCTGGCCCGCAGTGACTCTTACAAATGCGACTGACTCGAACAGGATCACCCGATCTGCTGTATCGGCTCCGAGTCCAAACTCCACTTCGATCCACTCCTTCCGAAATATTCCGGGCGGAAACTCCTGCATTCCGAGCTTGCGGCAGACGTCTCGGGTGATCGGTGATTCGTCCATCGCGAACACAGGGAAGAGTGATTCGTAGCGGGCGCAGGTGGCTACCTTGCACTCGCTGCTGCGCCACGAGTAGTCAAGAGTGGTTCGGCACTCAAACGCGCCGTCTCCGTCTTTGATGTACCACACGGACGCCCCGCAGAACTGGCACTTCTCGCTCATAGCCTCCCTCTCGCGCTGATTACCTGTTTCCGTCACTCTGCATCGTGGCGCTTGATGATCTCTTCCAGATCCTTCATCGCCTGTTCGGTCCAGTACGTGCGCCACGTCGACCAGTCGCGGCGTGCCTGAACGATCGTCAGGAAACCGTTCGCCACGTTTCGGTAGCCCTCCGCCACCTTCATGTCTTTGATTGACGACGCCAGGCGATACGCCTCATCTGCGATCTCGAACACCTCCCGGAGCCGTTCCGCGTCGATGATCCAATCGTGCCGGCCGCTTTCCATTTCCTCGGTGAACCGCTTCAGCCTCGCGAGCGTTTTGTCCGCGATCTCTTTGCGTCGATCTGACATGCCGTGCCCTCTCTTAGTTGGCAATTTGCGGTACCGCGAATGACGGTCCGTTGATCAGCAGGATTTCGGGGGCCTCCTTCGGTGGAGCGCCCCGCTTGTTCTGTGCGTGCAGATGCTTGACTCTGGTCTTTTCCAGAACGGTCCAGCCAGGATAAAGCGAGCGGATCCGCGGCGAGTCGTAGTAGCTCACGACCACCCGGGCGTGGCGGTACCGGCACAGAATCTCCGCCAGCGCGGCGTGGTCGTCGTCGAACAGTCCGCCGGCCGCGTGGTGAAACTCGTGGAGGTACTTCCCGGATCCGCTGTCGCCTTGGCCTGCGTTGCGGGTGTCCATTGCATAGGGAGGGTCACAGTAGATTGCAGTCGCTCGGTCGTCTTCGAAGCGATCGAGGATCCGGAATGCGTCCCGCCGCAGGATGACGACGTTCAGCAATCGCCGGTGCCAGTCTGGGATGGACTCGACCGCGTTGCGGAAGCGGACCGTCGGGGATCCACCGGACTTGGTCCACCGCACCGCAATCTGGTAATCAACCCGGGCCGTCCCGGCGGTACCGTTGCGGCCCATCCAGGACGCAAGGAAGTACCAGTAGGCCCGCTCGACAGGATCGACGCCTTCTCCGTCCGCCTCCGCGGCCTGGGAGAGGAACATCTTCGCCTCCTGCAGCAGCCCCTCCGAGAAGAGCGTGCCAGACAGCTTCGCATAGAGCGATTCCGCGGTACCGATGTCCTGCAGCACTTTTGCCAAGTTGACGAGGTCGCCGTGCAGATCGTTGACCGTCTCTTTCTGGCAGGGCTGCTTTGCCATCAGAACAGCCATCGAACCGCAGAACGGCTCAAAATACTGCGAGTGCTGACCAAGCTCCGTGCAGATCTCGGGCGCCATTGTGCGCTTGCCGCCGAACCAGGGAGCCACCGCCTTGATTTTCATAAGACCGCCTCTCGCGGAGATGTTGTGTTTCAGTTACTCAGGAATGAATGGCTCGGAATCCGCGCGACCTGCGAACCCCAGCAGGTTCTTCCCCGCCAGCCGAATCACTTCGAGTTCTCGCTCGCTCAATGGGTCTTTCCCGCACAGGCTGTTGTGCCCGATGGTCAGGAGCTTCTCGCCGTTCCGGTGCACTTCGACGTGCCAGATTTCGTTGGGATCGCTCATTGCAGTCTCTCCCTCTCCAGTTCGGTTCGTAGCGCCGCAATCTCAACCTGCTGCTGGTGGCACTTCGCTTCGAGCCGGCCGACGTCAACTTCTGAGTAGACGCGACCGCCCCATTCCAGCCGGCTGTCGTCAACGAACACGGGCTTGAAGTACAGGCCGTCCGTGTCCCAAAGCGTTTCGTAGATCGCGAGGCCGCTGCGACCGTTCTCCATCACTGATTCGACTTCGAGCGGGCCGTAGTCTCCGTCGAAGTAACCCCACCAAAAGCCCTTTTTGTCGGGGAGCGCAGTGCTCATTCGCGGTGATCTCCAGTTTCAGTTACCAGTGTGCGCATTCGCCGGCCAACTCGGCCCGCTTAACCGCATCCCGATCCGCGTCCGTCGATTTTCTCAGTGTCACCCAGTTCTGCCCGTGCTCATGCCAGTAGACGAGCCAGCCACCAATATTCGGGACTGTGTCGTCGATAAGTCGCATATAACGCCCGCTGGCTTTGTCTAGAAACTCGATGCCAGGCGGATCGTATTTCGGATTGCGCATCGCTACTCCCTCGCTGAAACTGTTGCTCACCGCTCACGCTTTGCCGGATTCGACCGCGACCAGGTAGTCGACGATGCCGTTGATCGATTCCCAGCCCGACCATGCGGCAGGCCACAGAGGAACCGCGTCGCCTTCCTCTGTCCGCCCTCGCGGCGCGAAGACCTCTGTGATCGTGCTAACCAGCGTCGAGAAGCTGTCGAGGTCACACCAGTCTGGCATCAACGCCTCGGCTGGCGACGGGATTGGGCAGCCGACGTGCCCGGCAACAACGTCGCTGACTCGCTGCAGGATCTCGTCTCGGTACTTGTCGCTTGCGGACTTCTTTGCCATTTCTCCCAGCCATTATCAAAGTGTTGTTTTGCGTTTAAGGAAGCTATGCAACTGTCCGGAATTTCCGGATAGTTGCCATGATGGATGATCACCGCGACGTGATTAGTATTCGTCGCCTGCACCGAATCCGCTGTCGTCGTCGGCGTTGCTGGTGAGCCTTTTTGCGGCCGCGGCCTGATGCATTGCGCTTCGCACATCGTCCGGAAGTTCGTAGACATTGACGGGGCGCTGGTCGTAACTCTCCGCCAATCTGCGGGCGACGTCTTCCTCGATTGGCGTCATCGAGTAGATTGCCCCCTGCCCGAACAGCTTGGTGAAAGGCTTCGTGCGCGGCGTCGCGGGGACGTCCAGGCGAACGAAATTGCAACCGCCGATCACCTGCTCGGTGACCAGGCCGGCGTATTTCTGATGACCGAAGATCTCGACCAGACACCACTGCTCAAACGCGACCTTTTCCATTCGATTCCCCTCTTCAAGATCTTGTTACATCGCGATACACACCAGCTCCGGCTGGTGATAAGAGATCACCGCTCACAGTGGCTCGATCGCCCTTGGGTCCACGGAACCAAGGGCGTGGCCGTCGATCACATTGCGAAACTCACGCATCTCGACCGAGAACAACCATGACTCACGACACCAGAGAGACAGGGCGGCGTAGGACCACTCGGCCTCGGCGGTATGCACAGTCCGCTCCGGCATGGTCTCCAGCGCCTCTGCGAGTGCGGACCAATCCTCCGCATTCGCAATTTCCCGCGCCAGCTCCAGTAGTCGCGGATAATAGTGACCTCGCTCAATGTGCTGGAGTGACGGCTGAATGAGGGTGCGAATGTGCTCCGTGCGTTGCCACCACAGCACGCGGGCCCGCTGCGCGATCCGCACTGGCACATCGTCCAGGACCAGCGGGTATCGCGATCGCAGCCAGTCCCCGAGCGGCGTGTTTGCCAGCAGCACGCTCCCCATTCGATGCTTTCTCTCTACGTAGTAAATTGTGGCGTACCGCTCCGTCCCGTCTGGGTTTGGGTGTGGGACCGACAGCTTCGTTTTGCCAGCTTTCTTTGCCACGCTATTCCCTCAGCTCCCTGTGATGAATGCTTAGCGCTCACCGCGACTAGTCTTCATCATCGAAGTCGTCGTCCATATCCGCGAACACGGCGATGGCGTCGCTGCCATCCTCAACCGCCTGCAGGATCGCTTCATCTAGCAATGCGTGAATTGGAGTGGTTCCGTCCTCCCCTTCTCTGTTCAACTCTCTCGCAACGTGCCTTGCGAACTCAACGTGATCGCTGACCTTGGCCACCGTGTCCCGGTCGCCTGCCTCTTCAACCAACTCTTCGAGATGCTCCGCGGCAAAAGCGAGCATTTCCACGCCGATACGAATGACCAACTCGTCACCTTCGACCTCTGCCTTCACGAGCCTGTTTTTCATGTCTCACTCTCCCTTGAAAAGGTTTCTTCGCGCTGATGAATGCCTACAGGTATCTGGCGACGACGAGGCCGTCCGGAGTCAACCTCGCGCGCCGGCGTTCTGCGTCCATCTCAATCAGCTCTTTGTGCGGGAACTGGTCAACCAGTACCTGCCACAGCCGTTCTGCGATGTTGCACCAGCCGTCTCCGCGGTCGGGAGACCTCAAAAACAACTGAATGTAATCCTTTTCTGTCTGACTCAATTTGCTCACTGCACTCCCTCTCTTCGTGATGAACGGTTACCGCGCCGGGCGATCGTTAAGCACGGCATCGGCCCACCCAGCAAAACTCCGCCCGTACTCGCGAATGAAAATTGCATCTACCCGCCGCTGCATGACCTTCGCGCGTCGCATGTGCCGTTGCCGCTGGCGACCTCGTTTTCGATTTGCGGTCTCGCGAGCACAGACACATCGCATCCAATACCTGTCGATCTCCATTCGCACCGATTCACACATGCCAACCCCCCCCTTCTCCCTGTGATTCTCCGTTACCGGTGCGCAGCTACTTGACTGCGGGTTTCTTCTGTGGCTTGGATGAAGACGGCCGCGACTTGAGGGACGATGGCATTGCCATAGCCCTTGCATGCTCCCATGACTCCGGGTAGCCCATTAGCCAGCAGCGGAATTGCGTCGACCTCACCAGGTCCGGGCGGCCAATATCGACCAACTGGTCGCACAGATTCGCAACATGTAAGCGACCGTTCTTCCCTCGCTTGATCCGGTTGCCCTTCCCGGACTGGCCCTTCCCATCGCGTGTCGTCGGCGTTTGCCACCCACCAGAGTCGCTGTCGGATTTGCGACGAACCGACGCCCGCAGCGCACAGATCGGAGCCCCCGAACGCATAGCCCAACGCTTCCACGTCAGCACGTACAGAGGCGAGCCAGTCCCTTCCGTCCTTGCTCGCAACCTGTTCTCCAAAGATTGTTGGAGGCTGGCGCTGCGCGATGAGTCGGCAAAAGTCGGGCCATAAATGGCGGCTGTCGGTGGCCCCCCCTCGCTTGCCTGCTGCAGAGAACGGCTGACAGGGACAACTCCCGGTCCAGACTGGACGAGAGTCGGGCCATCCGGCCAGTCGAAGAGCCTGCGACCACCCGCCGAGGCCCGCGAAGAAGTGGCACTGCGTGAAGCCTTCGAGGTCTTCCGGCTGGACGTCGCAGATACTTCGCTCATCAACATCTCCGTCTGCAATCAGATTCTGGTCAATCAACGCCCTCAGCCAGTTGGCCATGAAGGGGTCAAATTCGTTGTAGTAAGCCCGCACGAACACCCTCCATCTCGCGGAGATTCTCCGTCACCCGTCACACCGGGACGGCAGTGTCCGCCTCGATTTCGCGATTTCGCAGGTAGCCAACTGCCCGCACGAGATCCACCATTTCGTCATCGCTCACGAGCAGGCTTTTCTCCTGCGTTTCGACATGCCTGGCAACGAGCGTGATCTTGTATTTCTCGGGTTCTTGGAGCAGGCTGCGGGCCTCCTCTAGCAGCTTGGCGATCTCCCTATTCAAGATCCCGAGTCGTATTGCACGACTATCGGGACCGCAGAATCCGCCACTTTCAGAAACCATGCTGTTCACCTTTCTCCCGACGTCGGGAATATGGTTCTCGCGCTGATGACCTATCACCCGCACTGCCGGCTCTTATGCCGGACAGCTCTGCGAACCCCGCAGGAACAACAATCGGTTGATTGCGTCTCGCTCACAATGACCGAGCACGGTCAACCATCGACCATCCGGCAGTTGGCCGCGGACGCGAACGAGACGGTGCGGCGAGTTGCCTCGCACGAGCTCCACGGTCCTTCCTGTTTCCGGCATAACCTCGAATCCGTTTTCTCGAATAACCGACTTGACGGAACCGGCCATTGATAAACCCTCCATCGCGCTAAACACGTATCACCGGTCAGACCGACTTCCCCGATCCCTTCGCAATCGCGGCGTTCAACGCCCGCGTCATGAGTCTGCCGACAACCTTCTTGTTCTCGCCATCCGACAGCATTTCGTGGAAGTAGAGGAGCTTTCGGCTGTACGTCAGACGCTCATCCAGGGTCTGCTCCGGCAGTGCCGGCATCTTCTTTTCGCTCGAATTCATGTCACACCCCCTCGAACTCGTTGTAGTAAGCCGCCATGCCGCCCTTTCAGTTCACGGAGACGGAAGCTTGAACTGCTGCTCAAGAATCGCGTCGACCACCTTTTTGCAGGACCGCTTTCCGGGATAATTCGGACCCAGCGAAAACAGCGGCTGCCAGGCAACTGGGTCTGTGGTGGCGTGAAACTCTGAGTAACTCACGGCTGCCCCCCACTTGCCGTTTTCCGCTTTCTTCAACTCAACAAACAGACGTGCAATGTCCACTTTTCTGTTCCCCGCCTTGATGTGCCTGCCGTAAAACCACCTTGATCGTGCCACCATCTCGCTGTAACTCCCCATCTCAGATCAAGGCTTCGTCTTCGTCCGGCTCATCAAACAGACTGCGTTGCCCAGGCAGCGGCGCTTTCGGATCAACCTTCGGCCGCGGTGGCTCGACCGGGTCGAGGGCGTTCAGCGCCGGATCGAAGTCACGCGGTTCAAAGTGCTCTGCCCGCGGAACGTGTTCGAACGCACGCGTTGCTCCAGCTCCTGCAGAATCGGATCTGCCACTTCCGGCTTCATCGGCCACGGCTCCACTCCCTGAACTCCAAACACTGCGACAGCCACCATTCGCTGCCGGCCCTTCTCCTCCCGCGATTGCTCCCAGCTCAACGTGCAGCCGATGCCGTTCCTGCGGATCAGGTCTGCGATTTGCACGCGGGCCTGGTCACGCTCACCGATGGCCTCAGTGGTCACGTCGCTGCCCTCCCAGCCACCTCGACGAACAGCGTCCCGACCGGCTCATCCGCGGTCTGTGCTGCAATCCGCCGCTGAACGCTCTGGCTGTGGACGATGCCCGGGAGCAGTTTTGGCGCTGGCCCCGGCAGATTGAGCGAAACCAGAGTCGGTTCCGGCGGCGTGTACCCCGCCTTGTTGTTCTCGATGTCCAGCAGCCCCGGCAGCGGCGAGGCGGCTTCGGCCCGCACGCCGACCGCCACGAGCGACTTGTAGGTCTGGATGAACTGGGGCCGCACAAACCGGGTCAGTTCCTCGGTCGTCTTCTCGGTCAGAGCGACCCACCCGCCGAGCGACCGCACCGTTGCCGTCACAGCCGCGTCGTCGAACGAGACGGTGGAATACCCTCCCACCTGCCGGATCGCGGTCAGAAGGCCCTCCCAGGCTGCGTTGGAGCGTGTTTCGAGGTCGACCGGCGTTGCTGACGGCCGGGCGAACTTCAGGATCTGCCCGACTGGCGGGAATCCGGCGACCGGGTGAGCCTTCAGCGCGCCCATGATTCCCAGCCGCAGTTCGGCCTCGGTGAGATCCTGCAGCAGCGTGAACCACGCTTCCGCGGTTTCCTCTGGCATGGCTCGCTGCACCACAGAGGACAGAAGCGCCATGCACTTCGCAAACTCAGTTGGCGTCATCGCTGTGCCTTTCCATGAATCTCTGGAGCCCGTCGAACTTGAGGCCCTGCTGCTGCGGCAACGACTTCGGCCGCGATTGGACCGATTCCGGGAACAGCCCTTGGTAACCCGCCGCGATGCTGCGCCTGATCGCCTCTGCAGACGTCTCCGGCCCGAACTCGGCGAGGTTGGCAAGTTGCGCCTCCCAGGACTTCGGCTGCAGGCGCTTGGACTTCATGGCGTGGCGGAAGTCGATCCACTCGCCCCAGGCTTTCAGGAACTCCGGCGTGGCGAGTGGCTCAGGGATTGGGATGGTCCGTGGATCGAACACCGGCTCAGCACCTTTCCCCCGAGGGGGACTTAAGGGGGTGTTATTCCCCGAAGGGGATTCTTCTCTTCTCTTCTCTTCTCTGGTCACATTTTTGTCACAACTTTTGCGTGACGTTTCCGTGACTGGTTTGGACCGCTCTTTTCTCTTTCTCTCGCCGGAAAGTGCTCTGTTCTTAGCGCTTTCGGACAAGTGCCGGTCAAAATTGGGGACTTCGAGCGAGCCTTCGCGGACTCGGAGCCAACCAACATCGACGAGCGCATTGCAGAATCCTGCGTGACCAAAAACGGAATCTAGCGTCACAGTTGTCACGCCTTGCGCGCGACCATCTGAAAGCTGGTCGTCGCACCACATCCAGAACCTGGCGACCAGTCCCAGGGCCTGATCGGGTGGAATCTGGAGCAGGCAGGCTAGGCGCAATACCTCTGGCTTATGTGCCGTTGCCTTCTGCAACTTGATCCAGTCCATCCCCACAGACGAATCCTTTCACTACGGCAGGAAATTCCAGACCGGCGGCTTGCCTGTCACTGATTCGAGATACTTCCCCGGCTGGAAGTCCGGCCGGACCCACTTCGCCATGAAGTCGAAGTGCCCGTCTCGCTCCACGCGGTAGACGACCCCCTCGGGCGTTTCGCAGTGGTAGGCATGTGGGATCAGGGAGTCTAGCGCTGCTTTAGGGTCCATCGGGATTTGAGCGATCACTCGCGGCATACCGACGAACCCGTCGACCTGACTTCCTGAGACACGATCTCGCATCTGGAGATGCGGCATGCGGTACGTGCCGATCATGATGTCGAACAGATAAAGGTTGTGGCACGTGATATACCTGGTTCCGTGGGCCTGAATAATCCACTCCCCGCAGGCCCTCTCACCTGGATTCAGCATCGCCCGCCACTCCAATTCGTGGTGAGCGACCCAGTCTGCGAACAGCCAGTGCTGTAGATAATGACTGTCCCTAGCGTGATAGCCCGACCGTGTCAGAGGGACGATATTGCCGTCGATGTTCGCCACTGAGACGCATGAACCGTCGATCTTCTCAGTGATATATATGGCGTCCCGGCCGTCCCGCTTCCGCTCCGTGCAGATCCGGGCCTGCCCCTCGTGAATATGGTGACCGCCCGGTCCGAGCTTGCTCCCAGGCAGGTGTGGGATCGACCCGTAAGCGGGCACTCCCAGCGGCTTCACTTTCTTCGCAACCTCAGTTGTCATCAGCCCTCCAGATCCTCAACCAACCTCTTCAGCACGCTCACAGCCCGCCGCCGGACCGACTCCCGATACTTCGCCGGCACCGTTGGCAGATCGATCCGCAACTGATCCGCCACCACCGCCAGCCTGTCGATCCGCTGGTGCGCCTCGACCGTCGGATCTCCCGGCGGGTCCGGCGCTGATGGCTCGCGCGGCTTTGGCTTCTTCGCTGGCGCTGGTGCCGGGATGTCGTCGAACAGGCTCGCCATGGTCACACCCTCTTGAACTCTGCCGTGCGGTCCATGCCTCGTCCGATGTGCCACCCGACCAGTCGCAGCCGAACTTCCTCGACGCGGCTGATGTGAGGAACCTCGCAGTCGAACTCCAAACTCTGCGGAATCCACTCCGCATCGTCCGGCATCTCGACCAGCACCGAATCGCCGTGATCGAGCAGGGAGCCGCCCGTTCTCCCGGAGCCGGCCGCAAACTTGAGCCAGCGGCCGTGCAGCTTTTGCGTGATGTCGCGAATCCACGGGAATCTGTGGTCCATTACTTGGCCTCGTAAACGTCGCAGGTCGGTTTCCGATTTGGCTTTGGTTTGTCCAGCCCGAAGCACAGGCCACCCGGGGCCCGAACGTCGCGGCCAGTGTTGTGGACCACGGCGGACAGCAGCTCGCGGATCTTGGTCACCCGGTGCTCTGCAGCGTGCAGAATCTGCAGCCACGTGTTCGGATCTTTCGCGGTCCCGACGATGTCTCCGTCGGCTGCCGTGCAGTAGGCTGCCGCGTCGCACATCTCGCACTTGCCACGCGCCGGCCAGGCCGGAACGCCGTCGAGGCTTTCCGCGACGACCGAGCCGTCCTCGTTGTGGGCCGGCCGATACTTCATCCAGACCTCTGCGGCCTCCTGGATCTGTGCGTAGATCTGGTCGCGGTCCATCCGCTTGAACCGCACGGGGTATGTCGGGCGCCGCGTCCGCGTGTTGAACACGCTGAATTCCACCTCTTGGCAGTCCGGGTAGTTCTCAAAGATCAGCAGCGACAGGCCGCGCATCTGGAACGACTTGTAGACGTCGCCCTCCGCCCACAGCTTCCAGCCGGTCTTGAAGTCGCCGGCCCGCACGATTTCCTTGCAGGGTGTTGCCGCGAGAAAGTCGATCTCGCTCGTGAACTGCACGACTCCGAGCGACGTTTCCACGTCCATCGTCATCTGGCCGGACCGCTCGCCCTCGCCGCCGTCGTGCCGCATGATGTCCCACGGGGCAGACTGCACGATCCACTCTGCGACGGCCCACGCGCTGCCGAGGGATTCCATGGCCTCGATCTGCACGTCCGGGCGGGCGTGCCGCACGTTCTCCTGGATGATTGCGGCCAGTTCCGGCGGATTCATCCAGTGGATGCGGTTGTCTTCGTCATCCTCGGAAGCATTGATGTACTCCCGGATGCCGATGGCAATGGCCTCGTGCACCTCCTGCCCGATGGCGGCGGGAACGCCTGCCGATCCGCAGTGCAACTCGGTCAGCCGCGCGCTAAGCGGGCACTTGGCGTATTGCTCCAGCGTGGAGCGGTCGGCGGTCGGAGCGAATTCGAAGAACTGGCTCATCCTTCACCTCGCAGTCCGTCAACGGCGGCGCGAACTGCGGCGAGCTGCTCGATGGACCACCGACTGGCCTGATTGGGGTTTTCTGTTGGCCCGCCATTGGCGACGATGAACTCGCGAAAGGCCTTATCGCTCTGGTCGCGACCGTAAGCGTCCATCGTTTCCTTCCAGTAGTGAAGCAACTTCATCAGGTCGTCGCCTGACACCCGCTTGGCTCGCTCAACTGCGACGGGCCCACCTTGGCGCGGCTCTGGTGCCTGAGTCGGAGGCCCCTTCTGAATTTCCTCTGTGTCCTGCGTGAACAGGTCGCTCAAGCCAAGCCCGTTGATCACCGCATCGACCTGCGCCGTTTTCTCTGCCATCTTGATGGCGTTATTCGCGTCCCCGCCCTTTTGGCCGACTTCACGAATGCCCCGGCCCTCGCCCTTGAGCGTTTCGTCAATGTGCGGCTGGCCCTTTGGGTACAGCCTGCACCGCATGACAAACATTCCTTGCGGCGACCCCATCATCTGCCACGAGACCTGATCCGCGTCGAACACAGGGACCAGGTTGAGCAGATCGCACACCAGTTGAGCGCCGGGCTTGTAGAGCGAATGCTTTGGCTTGTAAGACTTCGGGCTGTGGGACGTCTCAACCCAGCCGTTTGACCGCTTGTCCCACTTCTTATTGACGATGTTTCCCTTGCCGTCGTACTTCGGCTCAATGCCAGGTGGGAAACCGTAGTGAACGCCCTCGGTCATGTTGTCGAGAAGCCACTTGCGGAACGTCGTGCGTCGCTGGTCGTACTCCGTCAGCACGCCAGCCATCTGGTCGGCCGGCATCGTCATCAGCGTGGCGCGGATGTCGCCGTCGTTGCGGATCGGCTCCGACATCTCATCAGCCCGCCCCCTCACAAGCTGCGTCTCGGTGGTCACTTCACTGCTCCTTTGCGGGCCGCGATCAGGCATGCGAGTTGGCCGGCTGTGTACTCGGCTTCCGGGACATGCGCGAGCCTGTAGCCCGACAGAAAGTAGACTTCCCAGCCGATGTTCTCGGACCACACCTCGACGATGGATGCACCTTCGCCGATCCGGTACGCCGCCTGTTCGTCAGGTTCGGAGCACCGAGTCATTCCCAGCCGCTCGCAAACCTCCGCACTAATCGGCTCGGTGGACCACGGCGGGATCGGGAAGAGGGCTTCGTAGCGGGCGACTTGCTTGCTAAGGCAGTCCCGTGATCGCATAAACCCATCAATGTTCAGTCTGTGCGTGTCGTGATTTGTGCCGCACAGCCACTCGGTAAGCGACGGGATCACGCGAGAGCGATGAATCACATCAGCCCCGCAGAACTTGCACGTATCACTCACTGCGGCGTCTCCTTGTTCTGCTGGATCTTGTGCCACGCCTCGGCGCTGCCGTGCGGGTAGTGCCACGGAACGATCTCGCTCTCGATCACCTTGTGCGTTTTGCCGGCGTACTTCCCGGCCGACGCCTCGCCGATAGTCGCAAGGAAGCCGTCGCAGGCCGCGATGGCGATTTCTTTGGCGTTCGCACGATCCGTGTGATGCCTCGAAAACTCAAAACACGACAGATTGTCAGTGGACTTCTTATTTCCGTGCGTGCCGTAAGCGTCCCAGCTATAGACGATCTCGCCGCTGCCACAGCTCTTAATGCCGTGCACGTTGATCGTCCAGCCCTTGTAGTCGCGGACCGAGATGAACGGCAGGTCGATCCACGGGCCGCAGCCGACGGCCGACTGAGTTCTGCGAAACAGCCAGCTAATCACTGCGGCGTCTCCTCGCATGTGGCGTTGTGGGCGGCGATGAGGGCGTCTGCCAGAATCACGCTCTGTGGAAGGAGCTGCTCAACTGTCAGGCCGATCTCAGAGTCACGGACGACGCCACACAACGGCCCGAACAACTGCGCCGCGATCTGCAGCCGCAGCGGAACTCCGCCGACAGCCTGGTTTCGGTCGACCTTCATTCGGACACCTCCTCCCACATGTAGCCGTTCCACTTCACGGTCTTGCGCGGCGTCTTGGCTGTCGATCGAACGACTAGCACTTGGCCATCAGTGATAGACTTCCAAGTCTCGTCGACCGCGTATTCCGGTGTACGACCTGTCATTCCAATGCTACTCAGCAGGCTGTCGCCCACCTTGCGCTCCGTTCCGCTCACCGACACGTACCAGTTGCCTGGCTCCCGCATCCGCAGCGACACGTTGAATGCGCCAGCGAGTCCGATGATCGCCTGCAGTTTCTGCTCCCACGTCATTCCGCCACCTCTTTCTTAGGCTCCGGCCGCGTGTCGAACACCAGCAGGTAGGTCACATAGACGGCCATCACCGTGTAGGCACAGATGAACGCGACGCCGAGCACCCAGGCTGCGAACAGGAACTCATCCATGGCTTAGTCCTCAATCTCGCGGGAGTAGCTCTTGCGAGTCGCCGCGATGGTTTCGATGTCGTGCTCGGCGATCTGCAGGTCTTTCTCCAGCCGTCGGAGGCGGATGCCGTCGCGCCACTGGATGTACCACAGGCATGCCAGCGAGATCCCTGCGGCCAACTGTGCGTATGGGCTCATTTCCATCACTCACCCAATCACTTCGAGGAATTGAAGTAGCCTTACCACCACGGAGACGCAAAAAACGGCACCAGAGATCCGGTAGGCAATCACCGCGGGATAGATCGCAATTACGGCTGCGACAGCGATCGGGGTCGGTTTTGGCGGGTCAGCAACATCTAGGTACACCGCACCGGCAATTGCCACGCACGCCGACAGGAAGCATGTGAGCGCCGAGATAACAAGTACCGCCCCAATCATCACTCACCTCCGCATGTGTAAGAGCCGCGTCCGTGCGGCATGGGCCGTCCGTGGGCTACGGTTGTTTGGGCAGTGCCGAGCCAAGATACAGAGGAAATACTTCACCGACCGGGATCGTGAGCTTCATGCCAGGAATTGCCACGCTGCCGTTCTCGGACATCCACGCGCCTCTGAGCGAGTCGACAAACGGCTTGTCGTTAAAGATCCTCATGCCGCCGCTCTCGGGCGTTTTCATCATTACCCAGAGGGATGGCTCACCCATCTCGCTGGTCGGCTGATATCGCACGGCCAGCAGTCCCTCAACCTTGGCGACTGCTTCATCACGTGCTTTCGAGGTGATCTCTAAATCCTTCTGAAATGCTTCCCGCTCCGCCTCCAGCTCCAGCACACGCGCCCGCAGCTTCTCGACCTCGGCGACGTCGGTGGAGTTGATGAGAATCTCAAGTTCCTTCGCGAGATCACTCGCAAGTCGCGTCATTCCCTCCAGCGATCCCGTGTTGTCGGAGATAAGCAGGAAGTTGCGGAGTCGCTCCAGCTCTTCTTTGGTCACCGCCATAACTCAGTTCTCGCTATTCACGAATGAGGGTGGAGTACATGCCCGCGCCGTATGCCATCGCTACGCCAATCACGATCACGATGCAGCTCGCAATGAAACCGGGGAACCCCGATGGCCGCTTGGCTTCCCTGCCGTTGAAGTCGAAGTAGACCATCTGGAAGAAACCCAGCACTTGCATGACTACGAAGACAATCTGACAGCAAACTTGGACGTCCATAACTCAGTTCTCCGTGATGGTTGTTGGTGGCTTAGTGAGTGGTCCGGGAGTCGAACCCGGTATTCAAGTTGTGTCGACTTCACCCCTGGCGATCAGTCGGTTTTCACGCGTTCGCGTGGCGTGCTGGCCCTTGATGGCTAGGTTTACGCCTGCGGGTCACCATGCCCGCCCACCACTCCAAGTTCCCCGCCGTGGCCCGACGGGGAACACCCCTGAAGCGCGGACAGAATGTTTAGCGCCTGATTCACCTGCTTTCCGTGAGCGATTGGCAGTCGCCCGTGCCGCACAAATCCCGCGTACTACGCTGCTCAAGACAGGCCACGATTTTCACTAAAGTAGGTCGAGAGCACTTGCCACCTGCTCGGTCAGGGAGCCACCCCCGGGTTTTCATGTCACGCAGTTGGCGGGAGCCCGGTTGCCCGTGGGATTGGTCTAAGCCAGAACTGCCCGTGCGGTCCAAGCCGTCTTCAGGCCCGGAAAGAACTCGCTGTGGAACCGCGACAGCGCGCTAAGCTGGTCCTCCGCATACACGAACGCCAACTTGGTCTCACAGGTCACTCGCCACAGTTTCAGGTTGTCTTTTACGGTCCATTTCACAGGTCGTCCTCCAAGTAATCGTCGTCGTCGTCATATTCCGGCAGAGAAACCATCGGGATTTGCATCAGCCCCGGCGTGTGGTCCACCTTGTCGTCTGGGTGCCACAGCGGCTCGAAAGCCTCGTACCTGGCACACAGCATGGCCACCTTCTCCGGCGAGCCTGGCCGATGTTGGCAGGACGCTTGCGGGTTCTGCTTGGCGACCATGGCGTCAAACTCTGGGCTGTCGAGCCGCATGTCGTCGCTAAACTGCTTGACGCGGTTCGCATGCTGTCGGGTGACCATGAGCGGCGTTGGTGGGTGTTTTGTAGATGTCATCAAACGGAATCCTTCTCGTCTGGGATGTAGTCGTCTCGTTCAAAGGTCACGACCTGCGGGGCTTCCAGACCGAGCCGCGTGCGCCCCTTACGCGGGCCAAGCACAATCACATTGATTTCGAGTCCATCCGGAGGAATCACATAGCCGGCCGGAAGGCAACAGACGACCTTGTCGTTCATCAGCAGGGTTCGAACTAACATGCCGAAGTCCTTTCGGGTCTTAGTTGTGGTTCCGATCAACCGCAGCCGCGGGGAGCCAATCGTGGGGGAACTCTCAGTCCCGCCGGCTGCGGAGATCGCGGGCCGAGCCAACCTCGCAGGGGTGTCAGAATCACCGCCTGCAGGTCACGAGCGGCCCGTCTGCCGGTCAACGCGACCGGTCAGACTTCGGTGTTTTCAGACAAGCGGGATCGCTTTGACGTCTTCGCGGGTGACGCTGCCATCGCCGATCAGTTCTGCCACGGCAATGCCGGCGTCAAACTCGGATGACCAGGCCATAAAACCGCCAGCATTTTCGCTGCCGCTGAAGTCCACGCCGTTCACAAGGCGGTTTTCCGACTTGATAACGATGCCCCACAGGGCTCCCGGCAGTGGCACTTCGATCGGCGGCACTGCCATCGGCACTTCGTATTCCATGACGCTTTCCTCGGTACGGGGTTGTGGTTGTTAGACGGGAGTTGGCAGCAGGGCTCTTATCTGCACGAGCACATCAAACCGCGAGTCATCATCCTCAATGGCGTCCAGCACAGCCATTGCGCCGCTGATGAACGCGCTCCGCATCAGACCCTTGACAGCGTCCGGCAGGTTTTGGCACGGTCCGCCGAGGATCTGGTCCAGCTCACCAGCGAGGTCGATTTCCGTTGCAGGCTTGGGCATGGGCGCACCTTCGGTACAGTTGCTTCACGGCGATTTGCCGCGGGGGTGTGGTTGGCAGACTCACGGCACCGGGTCTGCTACTTGGCGGGAGCCATCAGACTGGCGAGTTTGTCGAGGTCCGGCGGCTTCACAGCACCGGTCTGTTCCAGCCGTTTTGCCATCGGTGAGGACATCGAGAGACGAGCCATCTCGACCTGGATCATGTTCCTGTCGAAGTCGCCACGCTCTTGATCATCGAGCTTTGAGCGATCCGTGATTGCCTGGAACTGCTGGGCTGTGCGAACCTTTCGCGAGGCCTCGGCAGTCTTAGCCTTCGCGGCCCGATAGTTACCGCTGGCATCGAGGCAGACCCACGCCTTTTCACTGCGGCTCCACAGCCATCCGAGCCCGAACTGACGTCGGACCGTCTTAATAGCGCTGTTGACGCTGCTGTAGCCACGAGATTGCGGGTGGCATGGGAGGCCGACCAGCCTCTCCATCTGCTGGCGGTCAATCTTGTCGCCGGGCTTGCCGGACTTGAGAGCGTCGATCGCACGGGAGGTCCAAATCGACCGCGAGCCGTGCATCGGAGTTGTTGGAGTCGCTTCGGTCATTGTTCCTCCGGGGAAATGAAATCTCGTCTTGTTGCGGCTTGAGATGCCGTGTCGAGTCCCGTCGCAACTAGCCCTGTGGCTACATGTCGTGCTGCGACTGGTCGAGAATCTGTGATTTCATGAATGTGTAAGAAACTTGTCTTGTGTCGGCGAGTCGTTGCGGGTCTTGCCAAGCCCCGTCTAGCCCTGTCAGGACTGGAAATGGCGAGAACTACTCCTCAACTTCCGTCAGCGAGTCCACGGCAAACCGACCGCAGATCCCGCCGTTCTCCACTCGCATGGAACCGAAGCCGATGAACTTTCCGGCCTCGACCATATGCCGCTTCAAAATGTCTTCGGTGATCTTATTGTCAAAGACCATGATGCTGCCGACAGCCTTCCATGCGTCGCATGTCGGGAACGTGCGGAAGACTCGCTTGGCCGAACCACGCTTGCCGTCGCTGGGGACGAACAGACGCTGTGGATTGATGTCGTCGACCTGCAACGGCGAGCCATCCGGCTTAAACAGCATCATCGGATCGACGCACATGCAGCCTTGGCGGAACAGCTTCGTAAACGTCGCCTTACCGCCGCCCGGAACCTTGATCGACAGGCGGCTGCCGGCGGACACTAGGGCGTTCGTCAGGGCGAACGGCTCAATGCACGCTTGCTTGTCGCGGTGATTGATCTTGAGCTTCCACGTCCGCTGATCGTGCTGCTCGTGGGTCTCGTCGTCGCGCTTCGGCTCGGAGACCGGGCGGCCGAACATGAGTGAACCGACGCCAGTGAACTCGAATTCGTACTTTGCCACGGAGTTGTCCTTAGAGAAATGAAACTTGGCTTGTGCGGTCTCGTCTTACGCTGTCCTGCCGGGACCTGTGTCGCTGGGTCGTGCCGTGCAGGGAAATGCTGAAAGAAACTCGTCTTGCCAGGACGTGTTGAGTCGCGCCGCGTCAAGTCACGGCATGTCCCGACTGGAACCGTCATGGATTATTGATTCCGGCCTTGCCGGGGAGATCTGAGGGAACTTGTCTTGTGTTGTCGCGTCGAGCCAAGTCCGGTCCTGCCATTTCGTGTCATGACGAGGCCCGTCGTTCGCGAACTATCGAATCCGACTGAAGTCGGTGGTGATTCAAGAATCTTGTCTCGTTGTGTCACGGCTGGTCGTGCCAATTCCCGTGATGCCATGCCGGGCTAAGTCATGTCCGGCCACGTCGTGGCTCTGCACGTCTCGAGCTAAGTCTCAAGGCTCTTCGCGTACTCGACGACTGATCGCCGACAGAAGCACGCCTTCCCATTGGCTGCGTGACGCCCACGGCGAATACGACCCTCGGCACATCGCCGATACAGGGTGTCGTGACTGATTCCACCGAGGAACGTGCACGCCTCTCCGACGCTCATCAACCCATCCACCCCGAAGGGGTAGCCGGCCTGCTCGTCGGCCGTGTTGAGTTTGAGTGCTGGCATCTGCGTTTCCTTGCGTTCGTGTGTCTGACGCAGGGAACAATACCAGAGGTTTTCAGGCTGAAAAGTGCGATTCCGGTCGCGCGAACGTTCCGCGGATAGCGAGCCACGCAGGACGGCGTGAGACCGACATGGAAGCCGCGCCGAACGGCGCAGGAAACTTTCTAGAAAATTTCAGGGTGCGCGCAATCGATGTCGGGCGGGATGGTTTCGGCATCTGTTTCGGCATCTACTGGAGGCGACGGGCTGCGTCTCAGTGCGATGCGCGCGGCACTCCGCGGCCGGAAGCTGGACTTTCCCGCTGCGTTTCCATACCCTCTTGTGCGTTCGCGTGCGTTTTCGAACTGCCAACAGTTGGGGTGCAAGAGGTCGTGGGTTCAAATCCCGCCATCCCGATTGGAGTTACGGCGATTCGAAGTCCCCATCGGCATCTAACCGGCATCTACTGAAAACAGCTGGTTGATGGCGACCGTAGCCTGCTCCTGCTGAGAACGCAGGGCGTGGGCATACAGGTCGGCGGTGATCGAGGGGCGAGCATGCCCGAGAACACGCGAAACGACGTGCAGCGGAACGCCCGCCCCCAGGGCGAGGGTTGCGTACGTGTGTCGGGTGTGGTGGAAGCCTCGCGGCCTGATCCCTGTCTCAAGCAGCAACTTCGCCCAGCACCGCCGGCGAAAGTTCGTTTTCCCGAGCAGGCCACCCTCCGGCCCGGGGAACACCAGCGGATTCGCGGCCTGGCCCTCCGCCAGCATGATCGCCTGATGCTTTTTGAGCGCGGCGACAACCAGTTCTGGCAGGTCGACGGTGCGAATGCTCGACTTGGTTTTCGGCTTGCCGATCGATGTCTTGCCGCGAACCTCAACGCACTGCTGGCAGACAAAAAGGCTGCTGGCCTTGAGGTTTACGTTCTCCCAATGCAAGCCAAGCAATTCGCCCTGTCTCATCCCCGTCATCAGGGCGAGGGCGTAAAGCGCGTGCCAGCGGGTATCTCTCGACGTCTTGAGCAGAAGATGAGCCTCTTCCGGTTCAAACGGAAAGATCTCTTCTGGCTCGTGAGATGGCTCCGAATGCGACCCGGTCGGATCCTTCCGAATCAGTTCCATTTTCACGGCGTGTCGGCAACCCCGCTTCAACGTCTGAAAAGAACTCTGCTTTGCACGCGACTTAACTCCGGTCGTCTGCAGGTGAGACAGCCACTGCTCGACGTGCATCGGCGACAGCTTCTGCAGTGCGATCGCCCCCAGAGTCGGTTCGATGTGCGTCTTGAAATTGCTGCGGTACAGAGCTTCGGTGTTCTGCGAGCGATTCGGCCCAATCGTCACCGTCAGCCAGCGTTCGAACCACTCCGAAACTGTGATCCGCGATACGTCCTGGATTCCTCCGTTGTCCAGTTCGGTCTGGAGCTGCTTCAGTTTCGCCCTGGCCTCTGCCTGTGTCCTCGCCTTTCGGTACTTTCGCTGTTGCTTTCCGCCGACCACGCCAACGGTGAGGACGGCTCTCCAGTAGCCATCGCCCCCCTTGAAAACCGTTCCCTCACCGTTGGAGCGTCGAGCCATCTTTCAACCTTTCTTTTTCCGCGGGCGCGCGGGTTCCTCGACTTCTGGAATGAACGCATTCCCGTAGGGGATCGCTTTCCAGAAGTCTTCAGCGTCAATGACCATTTCGTTGCCGGGCATCTTGTGGGGGATGTTGTATTTCGCCACCCACTCGCGGATCGTTGCAGGCTTGTTTCCAAACCACATCGACCAAACTTCCGGCGTGAATCTGCCCTTCAAGGGGATCGATCCAGCCAGCGCAAGACGAATCAGTTTCAGGATTTCTAAAAGCAGAAGGGTAATTTCGGGATTGACGGTACGTACCGCGTCCGTATCATGAGTGCCGCTCATGAGAAAAGTCCTTTTAGCCGGGGACACAATCTCGAATTGCTCGGGCCGTCAGGGATTGCAGTCCCTGACGGCTCTTTGCTTGCGCGGGGCAAACTTGCGGAGCCTGATGCGCACTAGAATTCGGGCGGTCCGCGGGCAGCATGCGAATAATCGATGCGACTTGTCATGCGATGTTGACCGGTCCAGAGATGGCCGATAGAAGCTGACGACACAGCTCGTGATTCACTCAACCGCACTGCTGCGGGAGCAACAAAACACTCACGGCGCACGCTGGCAAGCGTGCAAACATCGTGGGAAATCACGGCGGTTCGTCTACTGTGTGGGCAGAGATGATTTGGTTGGGCGAAGGTAAGAGGTCGCCCAGCACGCCGTGACTCTAACGCGACGAAACCAGAGTGTCTATTGCGGAATGCCCCTACGCCTTAGGAGGAGCACCAGAGAGCGCCCGGCCAGCCGACTCACGCGCAAACGCGACGTGGTGCCAGCGGGGGCTGCAGCTCAACGCGAGAATGCGGAGCGGCGGAAGATCGTGGGGGTTGTGATGTGGCAGCGGCTTCATCATGTTGTGGCCCTCCGTGTTGTGAACGATTTGAGTCGAGCACGTAGGGAACATTGCCCACGAATCGCGATGTGCCGGCACATTTTCGCGAGAATCTTCACAACTCGCGAAAACCCACGTTAATGGGGAGAAACCAGTGTGGCCCGTCATGAATGGTCGATTCGACCCAGCGGTTTTCGCCGTCGCGGAACACTCGCCGCGATCGAGGCCGGGGCCCTGCCCCGAACATGCTGACGACCTTTTTCCCTGGTCGCTTTCCATCCGATGTACAGGGATCATGCGTCACGAACCGACTGTTTGCAAGCTAGGATTTTCACGATTCTACGTTCCGTACTGTACGCGCTCGGGCCGCAGCGTCGAACCACAATCGGTGGTCCAGTGGTGAACCTAGATCTTGCGTTCGACCGGCCTGCGCGCACTTGCGCGCGTCTGCAATCATCTGCGCGCAGATGCGCAGCACGTGAGCAGCGAATGCTGCGCAGAAGGCTGGTTCATGTTTGGTTGCGATTTGGTTCGAACCAAATGCGAACCATCGTTCAACCACCCTTCGCGAATGGTTCCCGATACCCTTTGGCATACCCTTCCGAAAGGGTTTCTGTCACTGCCCGCCGGTGACATTTCGGTGACGGCGCGGTGACAACTGTCAGCGTTTTGTCATCTCGCCGTCAGCTTTTTTCTTCGCCACACGCGGGGCCACGGGGCGATTTCCGACCAGCAGATCGCCATGATTGCGCACCACCGCTCTATCGGGGCTCTAGGCCCGTCGGCGTGGAGTTAGGATTCGGGCTCGGTAAGGGTCGTCAGAGCGAAAACGCTGGTGTTTCCGTGGAAATGAGCCCCACCGGGTCGTGAGCGGTCGCACGTTGCCCGGATTTGGTGGTCGTTTCGCTCTGCACAGTCTCGTGGCGCGGATTGTGAGTCCGCTCGGTTTGCGTCACGCGGGTTTGGTTACCCGCCAGCCAGACCTCCGTGCCGATATGGGCACGTCCTTGCGCGACACCTTGAATGCGAGACTGGCGAACCGTTAAACCGGCCGGCGTCGGCAGCGTCTCACGACGGTACTTCGCACGGTCTAACACGGTTTTTCGCTCCATCAAGGTTCGGCTGAGCCGTTTCACCGAGGAGCGGCAATCTTTCCAGGAGTGCCGTCCTCTTCCAAGGAAGTTGCCCCTTCAACTGGGCGAACCATATTGAAGGGGCTGGCACCCCTGGAAGGCCAGATTTTACACCACCTGATCCGGAGTGGAAGACGAGCAACCGCAAAATCTAGTGGCTCACTGAAAGTTCACCGCGGCCGCCGCGCCCTGATCCAGATCGCCACCAGCCGACCGAGCGGGCCCGTGTATCGCACCGGCAGGCGTGCCAGGCCGATCGCTGCTCCGATGGAGACGTCGAACAGGATCAGGAGTGCGATGGCGGCGGCGGTTTCCATCCGCACAGAATAGCGTGATCCGAAAAGTCTGGACACACGTTTGCCGCTGGCGCACAATGCGCCGGCTGTCCACCACCGGGAGGTTCACAATGCTTGTGCCTGCATTGCTCGTCGCTGCCTTTATCACTGCTGACCCAGCCACGGTTCCGGCCGCTCTCCGCAAGCCATCGCTCGGTATCAGCGTCATCTCAATGGACGAGGCTCGGGATATCGCGAAGGCCGAGAAGACGCGAGCACCGGCCGGCGAAGGAGTGATGGTCAAGCACATCATGCCGCACACGCCTGCGCAAGAGGCTGGACTGAAGCCTCGCGACGTGATCCGCACGATCGGCGGGAAGCCTGCCGCGGATTATCTGTCCGACTTGGCGACGAACAATACTGTCAAGCCGGGTGATTCCGTCGAACTGAAATACCTGCCGGCCAGCGAAACGAAATCGGGAAAGACCACTCGCGTGATCTGGGCGAAAGAGACGTCGATTGATCTCACGTACGAAGCCGCGGGAGCTATCGCTGTGAAGTGCATGAAGAGAACGGAAGATCCCGTGGAGCAGACCGTGTTTCTGCGCCACGAATGGGCACCAGACAGTATTCCGCGGACCAATGACCAGCAGCTCTATTTTCAGGTTAAGCCGGACGACACGGCATTCAACCTGCGCATCAAGGTTGGATACATAGGGACGACATGGCTCTTTGTGAGAGGGCTCTCACTGCGTACTGGCGACAAACTCCACAAGGTCAACATTGGGCCGTTCAAGGCCGACACCGAGATCCTACGGTCGGGTGGTGTTGCAGAGTGGATTGACATCTCGGTCGGTGATGCTGGACCAGCACTTCGCACCGTTTCCGTAAACGGGGACCCAGTGTTTCTGCGGCTCACTGGAAAAAGCTTCAATGAGGATCGCGAACTGGACGACATCACGCGAATGCTGTGGGCGACGACGATGGACGCTTACCAGTGGCTCGGCGGGTCTCTGGAACAGAAAAAGCCCGACTGACATTCTCTGTCAGTCGGGCTCACCCGCAACCACGTTTCCGTGTCCCTGTGCGGATTCCATGACGGCCCAACATTCACCCTGATCACGTCACCTTCGTGGCGAAGCAGCTCACCCATAGTTTGTCCTCGACGAGCACCATGCCGGTGACACCGTTGAAGTTGCTCGTGGGGAATCCGGGAGTCCCCGGCAGCTTGAGCGTCCAAGCTTTTGTGCCGCTGTGGTCAGTTGCGAAGACATGGCAAACGTCGCCGCCAAAGTCGCCAACGGAGCCGCCCCAATATACGAGGCTGGAATCAGACTGAATGCGTCGAATTTGCGGCGGCAGCGTAGCGGGAACCGTGCCAAGGTTTGTGCCCCAGATCTCCGCGAAGCCCGCCGCATTGGTTCGTTTCGCAAATCGGACTTCGTTCGCGCAGAACATGTCCGATCCCTGGAAGTGCGTCACCAGGACCGAAGTGGCGGTGAAAATCTCCGTCACCCAGTCATCGGCGCGGCGAGTCAGCCGGGGGGTTCCGCCGCCACGGTAGTAGAACAAGTCTGCGTTTGAAGGATCGAGACCCGTTAGCCGATAGGGAAATGTCAGCGTGAACGTGTGGGACCGCACTGTCGATCCGGTGTCGTCCAGTTCTCGCAGAATCGCGGAGGAACCGTCTGCGGGTTCCATCGCAAACACTCTGTCGGCGATCGTGTAGACGCCAAGCGGCTGAATGATCCCGGTGACTCCCGAACCTGCGGAAACCGTCCCGTCATCCTCGATCCAGATGTAGTAGTCCGCGGGTGAAGTGCTGCCGAATCCGCCAATGTCGCCGAAGATCATTCTCCCGCCCGGCAACGGAGCCATGTTCGGATACTGGCGGCTCCTCAGCAGGGTCGGATCTTCCACGACCGGGAAACCCTCCAGCGCCAATTCCCACAGCATCGTTTCATTTTCATCGATACGAACCATTCGCCGCCGCCCAGCCGTGAGCCGGTCGCAGATTCGGACCGTGAAGTGATTGCCGTTGTCGTTGCGAATCAGGTCTGTGATGTCCCAGACATTCGCAGAGGTGGTGGACGCAGCCCTCGCATACAGGTAGTCCTCGACGACTCCCGTGGCCGCATCGATCTTGATCAGGTTGTAGATCGGCGGGCGAGGCGTGCCAGGTCCCGGCGGCGGATCGCAGCAGCAGTTGATCGTGGGGATCGTCACTAGCGGCCCACCTTATCCCAGTACGCGACCATGCCGACGCCGCTGCCTCCTGTGATTCCATTCCAGTCGAGGACTGGAAGATCGATCGCTTCGTTAGCCAGTGCTCCTATGTACTCGACGTACCAAATCGCCGAGTTCGCGGGACCACCGGTCACCGTGCAGTTTCCGCTGCCAATGGCCGTGAGCCCCTGCAGAGCCGTTTGAATCGTGGCGGCAGACGCATTGCGAGCAATACCGCTGGAAGTGCTGGTTCCGAGCGACGTCGTGATATTGAACGTGAACGCACCGCCGGTTGGCATCCCGAACATGACGATGGCGTGCCTGGTGTTCTGGGCCTCGCAGCCGCCACCGCCAGGCGGCGGAACCCGCCGAGTTCGCTGACCTCGATCAGGAAGCCTGCCAAGCACACGCCGAGTCGCCTCCGCCACTCGCCCGGCGGTCCTCTGCGTCAGTCCAATAACGGGTTCAGCCAAGAATCACCTCACGACAGGCCGAAGCTGTCAAAGTCCATCTCTTCGTAGTATTCGACTTCGACGAACGTGCATGAGTCCGGCCGGCTGGCTCGCGGAACAACCTCGCCATCGTCGTCGAGCGGTGACGGCTCCTGAGTCAGGCCGGTAGGCTCCACATCCGTCGTGGGATCTTCGTCGGCGTTTGTGATCCGCCTCTTCTTGCCCGTTCCCAGGTGGTAGAAACCGGCGTTGAGCGGCTTGGGTTGCCACCCCTGCGGGTCGTAGGAGAATGTGTAGGTCTCTTCCCAGAAGTGGTAGGCCCCTTCGTACTTTTCAACCGCCGCGATATCGACCTGCACGGTCCCCGGCTCGCCGCCGAGGTAGGTCGTAGAGTTGAGTTTTCCGCTGTTCGCCAGGACTGCGGCCTTGTCGTAGCCGGTCGCGTCTTTGATGCGATTGGCAGTCAGCGTGCCGAGCCGGACGTCTGCAGGGATGCCGCCGTCGTACGGGTCGCCAGCCTTGTTGACGATCAGCTTGCCGTTTTTGTCTTTGATGACGTAGCGGCTCTGGATGTTTGGCGTGATCGACCAGATGGTGCGGCGCGTCGTCGGGTCGGTGTCGACCGTCTCCGGCTTTGGAGCGGCAGTCGACCAGTCGTAGGTCACCAGGTATGCCAAGTGCGGCGGTTTTGTCATTGTCGGGCCCGGACCGATTTTGGCCCGGTGGCAAATCGCCTTCGTGTCACCGTCAATCGGCGAACCGATTAGGATTCCGATGGCAGAAGCAATCTCGGACGCAGTCGGGCGCACGTATGAGTCAGTGCGAAACAGGTACGTTCGCGTGTAGTCGTTGACAAGTCGCCCGTCGGACTGGACCGAAGACGTTGCCTCCTCTGAAACAAGACCGAGCCAATTGGTCACTTCACAGCTCCGTCCAGAATCTCAGCCACGGTCTTCAGCTCCATCAAGAGGCCGTCGAACGGATCGGCGGTTCCGTTTTCCAGCAGTTCCAGCGCCTTTGAGTCAGGAAACTCCGGAGTTGCCCCCGCGCGGAAGTGGTAGACGGCTTTGCCGGTTTTGTCGAAGCGGATGGTGACCTGCCCGTACGCTTCGCGCGGCAGCGTGGCCAGATCGACGTCCATTGCCTCTTTGATGCGGACTCGCATTTCAGCCCTTGATGTCGCAAACCAGATCGATCGCCGCAATGGTGGGTGTAACGGCTGTCGCCGTCGCCGCGTCGGTGCAGGTGATCGCCACCCGGACGTCGAGCATATCTCCGGCCGCCAACGTGGTCGGAGTGATCGAAAATGTCTTGTCACCGAACACAAGGCTGTTCATCGTCATGGCTGCGGTGACGCAGAGATCCGCACTGATCCCGCTGATTTTGTCGAGTTCGTAGACCTGCAGATCGATCGTGCAGCTCGTATCCGCGATCGTCGTCTTCATGCCAGCCGACAGGATGAACGACAGCGTCTCAGCCGCGTCGTAGCACTCTGGGACAGGCACTTCAAAGCGTGCGTAGCGGGTGACAGCTCCGGCGGCTTTGCAGTCGCCTGCCTGGATCAGCGGAGGCGCAGAGCCGAAGGTGCCACCGATGATTGCAAGATCGTCCGTCGCGGCGGTCCCCGGGAGATTGGTCTGCATCGCATCCCAGACCCGCAGTGACGTCAGCGGGACCGGGAAGCGGACGTTCGGATTCTGCTTGAGAATGGTGCCCCGCGTCTGTGCGGAGATCCCATCTTCTTTGCAGGTAATGTTGCCAGTGACGGACAGGGCGTCGGTGGTGAGTGGCACAGGATATTCCTAGAAGTTTGCCGCCAGCATGGGCTGGGGCTTGTTGTCTTTCACTGCGGCCACCAGTTGCTGCTGAACCGCGAGTTGTTTCTGTGCGATCTGCTCCATCGACTTACCGCCGCCCGCGCCGCGGAGCATGATCGAAGCCGCTTCCTGCGAGCCCCGGAACGACGCCTTAAGATCCTTCGGCTTCTTGTCGACGACCGCCGATCCTTCGTCGCCCGTTGTCGGCGGAGCAATCGGCACCGTGGAGAGCGGATTGAACTTCTTCTGCAGCTCCGAGCGCTGTTTTTCCATTGAGTCGCCGAGATCGGTGCTCATGGCTTCGATGTCGCGCTGCAGCGATTTCTCGAAGTCGGTGGTGACTCGCTCGGGAACGTCCGGCAGTTTGTCGATCGCCGACCGGAATCCTTCTGTCAGCGGAACCCAGTTGAAGTTAACCTCATTGCCGGAAAAGAAGTCGAGGACGGCCTGCCAGGCGTTGCGGATGTTCTGGCCAATGTTGATGAAGACAGTCATGGCCAGGTCGGCCATCGTGAACAACACGTTCGACCAGTTGCGGCCGAACCAGTCGAGGTAGGCCGGGATCACGTCCGTGAAGAAGTGTGCCGCTCCGAGGCCGGCCTGCACGAAGAACAGTTCCCACTGCGTCGCGCCGAGCACCAGAAGACCGCCGACGTGTGACAGCACAACGGCCGCTTCGATGCCGAAGTCCTGCAGCCAACTGATGCCGTCCGCGACCTGACCCAACACCCCGCTCATTGCGGTCGAGAAGACGTTCAGAGAAGGCAGAATCGCCATCCCGATCGCGTCACCCACGTCGCCGAGCGCGAACTGCAGTTGCTCCCACGGGTCCGCAATGGCTTCCGCGGCTCCGCCGAACCGATCCTCGAGACCGACGAGCAGGGCCGACTGAGCGCCGATCAGGTCGCCGCTCGCCTGCATGGATTTGATCTGAGCCTGCTGCGACTCAGAGAACGACACGCCGGCCTTCTCCAGCTTTCCGAACGCCGTGGCCGGGTCGCTGAGTGCCTTGCCGAGCATCTTCACGTTGCTCTGCAGGTCGCCACCCATCACCGCGGACAGGTTGGCAGCACCCTCAAGGATACCAGTGAACTGGTCGCCCTCAATGTTGGTGAAGGCCGCAAGGGACGCGGCCGCCTCCGTAATGTCGTCGGCGTCGACGTTCGTCACTGCCTGCAGGTCATTCGCGAATGCCGCAACCTCGGTGGCGCTGAGGCCTGCGGCGCTCCCGGTGGCCTCGAAAACAGCGGCCAGTTTCTGCTGAGCTTGCAAGGCACCTTTCGCCCCGCTGATGGCGGCGCTGGCTCCCCAGACGCCGGCCATGACGCCGGCGACCGGTGCAATGATGCCACTGATCCCGCCCGCGAACGACGATAGTGAAGACTTGGCGGACTGCAGGCCTTTTGAAAAGCCCTTGCTGTCAACGCCGAGATAGGCTACGAGATCGCCGATTCCCGCCATGCCTACTCGCCCTTCTTCATGCGTTCCAGTGCCGTCAGATCCGCTTCTTCGTCGTCGTTATCGCAGTCACATTTTAGGTAGCTGGCGAGCGATTCGACCATTGCCTGAAAGTCTTCGTCGCTACGCTCCTGGCTCGATTGACTGCACATCAGGTTGGCGGTCACAAAGGCCGCCCGCAGGTCTGCCCGACGCTCCCCCCAGGGAGCCACTTCGTACAACGCTCGCTGAGCGGCCCACTCGTAGGGAGTGTGCTCCGCCTTCAGATTCCACCAGTCCCAGCGTCCCACCGAACGGCCGAGTTCCGCCGCAAAGCGTGCCTCGCCGTCCCGGATCAGTTTTTTACGAGCGCCTCGCGTTTCGGACCGGACGTCAGGTTGAGAATCGCGGTGGCCAGTTCAGTTCTCGTGTCGGTTGGCAGGTCTGCCTCTTTCAGGACTCGCGTCCCGAAGTCCTGCGGCGATTCCCCGGGAGCTTTCACGAACTCCGGCTCTTGAGCGTCATTGAGCAGACCGCAGCCGATCACGAAGCCGAAGCTGCTGTCCTCGCTCTTGAACGGCAGAACCTCCGTCCGCTCGCCTTCGGTCAGCGCCCGCACATGTACAGTTTCCTCGCCGATCGTGACCGGATAGGAACGTCGCTTCCGCAGCTTTTCGATCATCGACATTACGCGTCTACCTCAGCTTCCACGGCCGCCTTCGCCGCCTGATACTTGCCCCACTGGGAGCCGGGATCGTAAACGACCTTGGAGCCCTCCTTGCGGTATCCCTTGATGACGTCCGCAAAGAACAGCTCGCGATCGCCTGGATCGTGAATGCCGGCCGCGTCGGCACGGTAGGCACGTTCTCGCTTTGCCCGCTGCTCGGCAGTCAACGGCTTGGCGGCTGACTCGCACTCAGCGTCCGCGGGAACGGCGCAACCGCGATCAACGAAGAACGCGGCGTTGGGGTTCTCAAACTCAGTGCCGGCCGGAAAGTACGCTTCCAACTTGCGGCCGCCGTTGACGGGGCGAAACCGCACCAGTTCGCGGCTGGCATCATCCAGGCTCGAGGTGTCAACGCCCATATCCGTCACGAACTTGCACTTCATGGAAACTCCAATCAGGTTGGCGCGCCGCTGGTGGTAACTTTCCCGGTCGCCTTGAGGCCATCCGCGGGGGCTACCTTCTTGTCGATGCCGAAGCCGACGCCGTTGTAGATGTGGCTGGTCGGAGTCGAGTCGGTATAGGTCACCTTGAAATTCGTGTTGACTGGGGTGGCCACCAGCCCGGCAAACGCCGTGTGAACGGTGTCGTCCGGGTCCCAGAAGAATTCAAACGAAATCTCGGGAGGCTCCACGTAGCCAGTTCCGTCTTTGGTCTTGTAGGTCCCGCCGTCCAGCGTCGTCGAGTCGTATGTCTCGGACGCTTCTCCGCTGATGTCGATCGAGAGGATGTTCGGGATCGCGGTGTAGACGGAGCTGATCGACTGCAGCAGCGCCGTTCCCTTGCTTTTGATCTTCGTGGCCATTGGGATCGCCCGTTCTAATGGTGGTTACCTGGCAACCTTGGCCAGCTCTTTGGCAAGCGCCTTCGCGGCTCGTTGTCGCATCTTCACAGCCACCTTTGACTGCGACTGCTGGTAGGCGGCTTTGATGAATGGATTCGACGGCATGGAACCGGTCGAGAGTTGGTCTTCCTTCGGATTCGTGATGTAGCTGAACTTTCCGCCGATGGTCTGGCGATGTCGCTGGCCTGTGCCGAGTGCGACAAGGTGCGCGTGCGGCGCTCGATTTCCGCCCGCTCCACGGGAGTAGGCTACCTTCTCGGCGACTTTTCGCTTGCCGACATTCACGCCAGCCTTGCCCCTCATCAATCCGTCGGTTTTCCCGCGAACGATTCGGCGACCGATGTTTTTCCGCAGGTTCCCGGTCGGGCCGACCGGTGCCATTTTCTTCATCATTCCGGCCACAATGCTGATGCCGGTGCCGAGCGCGGCGATAGCAACCTTGTCGGCCGCCTTGTCCTCCAGGGCAGTCAGGGTGGCCTCGATTTCCTTGTCACCAGTCAGGACGCGACGTGCCATTAGAGGGACGCCTCCACTTCGACGCGGAGCACGATCACGGCCACGAACAGCCGCTTCTGATGCAGAAGCACCTTGTCCGGACTGGTTTGCGTTCGTTCGTCGACTTCCCAAACCTTGACCCGCCCGTCCGGTGAGTCGTAGTTGTTGACCCGCTGAAAGATCTGGCGGACCGTCAGTGCTCGCTGGTCGATCGCGTCTGCGTCCAGGCTCTCCAGTTTATCGCGGATAAAGATCACAATCGTATGGCTGGAACGGTCTTCCACGTCCAGAGTCTCGTTAAGCTGAGTTTCGTCGTCCGTGACGACGTCGACCCGCAAACTGTTGATTTCCTCAAGGACGTCGACCTGGACCCGGCTATATTCCACCTGCTGCGTCAGCTCGTACTCCGTGCCCGACTTGATCCGGGCGACGATCGCCTGGCAAGCTTCTGCGGCAGGTGAGATGCTGACGACAGCCATGGATCGACGTTCCTTCGGTCAACCGGAGATGCGGCTCATGTGGACTCTGGTCATCTGCGGAGAGATCCGGCGGAACACCTTCTCGCCGGCTGTTGGCTGCAGTTCATAGGTCTCGGAATTCGCCACGATCCTGTCTCCCGCCAGCGGAGGATCAAACGGAAAGTCGCTGGTGAGTCCGATTCCGTCCACCGGTTGCGTTTCCAGGAAACCGCCCTGTCCATTGTCCGTGTACTGGCTGGGCAGCCTGGAAATTCTCATCGTCATGGCGGTCGAAGACGTGCCACGGACATAGGTGACTGACCTGCCAGCTTCCGACTTCAAGTCGGCCACCATGTCCGTGATCGCGTCGTCGAAATCGCTCATTCGTTAGCTCGGCAGGAGCGGGAACGTGTACCACTGGGTCGCAGTGCTGGCGATCAGAATCGCCGGAGTTGCGCCGGAGGCCAGGCTCATCGCAGCACTGGCCGACAACGCGTTGATGACCGATCCCGACTGCGGGTAGACCTTCAACACGCCGGCGGTCACACCCTTGATGTAAACCTGCATTCCGGGAGCCGCCACGGGCAACAGAACGCCCTTGGTGCCATCAGCGCCGGTCACGACGTTCAGGCCTTCGCTGAGCGCGGCCGCGTCAGCGATCGTGCTCCCGGCTGCCGTCACCGCAGACACGGCCAGCAGATTGGACGGCACGTTGAGATTCACGTAGCCGTAATCGTCACCACTGGCGGCCGCGATCGTGGCGAGGCCCATATATCGCCCGACGCCAAGCTGATTGGCCGCGCCGGTATCCGCCGTCCCGCCGTCAGGATCGCCGACCGAGTCCCAGTGAACCGGGAGGCCGACAATCCATGCGGCAGTGGTCTTCGGGACTTTCTTGATTCCCTCGACGGACAGCGAGCCCTTCGCGCCAGCCGCAATATCGCTGGTTGCGATTCCGATGATCCCGCCGAGTACAACCACATCTCCGGCGGTTACAGCGGAACCGGGAGTGTAGTCAATCGTCCCGTCGTCGCTGTAAGTCGTCGCTGGCGTTTGAGGCATTGCAATTCTCCAACTCTGGAAGTCTTCAGTGTCATTCCCGGAGACGTCCGGGCGGTTGTTGATTCACACCAGCGGCAAAATGCGACTTAGGCGACTGGCTCGAGCTTCGTGGGCGACTTGATCAGCCGGACCACATCCCGGACATCTTTCAGCACGAGACTGACGGACTCGCCGGGCACCTTTCCCTTGACGCTTTCGCGAAGGGCAATGACCGCCTTGTCCTTCTGGTTGCAGGTGTTGCAGACGTCGCGGATGTCGCCCGCGTAGAACGTCGCAGACTCCTGATCCTCAACTTGGTCGTCGATCGTCTCGACGACTCGGTAAAGCGCCGTCCCGTAGATCGGCTCGCCGTGAACATCCAGCATTGGATCGGCGATCTGTTTTTCTTTAGCCATGCCTGAGATTCCTTGAATTGAGTGGTGGGCCGCTGTCCGTCGTCAGGCTGCGGATTACGCAGCACCCTTGGACTTGACGCCGGCGGCGTATTCGGCCTGATCGCAACCGAAGTCGTGATAGCCCCGGAACTGGACGCCCAACTCATCGAAGTCGGCTTCCGCCGTCTCGACCGTTGGGGTTTCCACACCACCGAGGAACGACACGACCATCGGGGCGTAGCGATTCTTATCTCGCAGCAGATACCACGCGGTGGCGCTGTAGCCGCTGAACGAAGAATCGGACAGCCAGGGCACAACGATCGGGCGGTACTTCTTGGCGTGAATGTTCGCGTTGGCCACGGTCGTGCCGCCGCCAAGGTTCAGATTCACATAGAAGGCTTCGGCGACGTAGGCGAGCTCGGTCGGCACCAGCAACAGCGACGGGTCTCCGCCGAGACGCTTGCTGCCGTCCGCGGCGGGAGACCGCAACGTGCGGAAGGCGTTCAGGCCGAGCTGCAGGCCAACGGCGTCGGTGCCGAGATTGGTCGTCGAGCCCGTGATGTAGTTGCCCCGCGCGGCCGTGAAGAACGCCGAGTTGTCGAGGAACTTGGTCCAGAACACGTTCGACAGCTTTGTGGCGGCACCGAGACCCAGCCGCTGGCGGAGATCGTCGAACGCACCCAGATCGTCGTTGACGATGTCGGTACGGGTCAGCTTGAACAGCTTCGCGTAGGTCTTCGCCTGCCGCGTGTAGCTCTCCTCGCCGAGCGTCCCCGATTTGATCTTTCCGCCGGGCCCTAGCTCCTCGTACTCGGCATTGTCGAGCATGCGGTAGCTGGTGGCCGCCTTGAAGTCGGAGACGCTCTTGATGGCAGCGATTTCCTTCCACAGCATCAGCGACTCGTCCGACTCGTAGCCGGCGAGCAGCTCCTTGTTAGCGATATTGCTGAGCAGTCCCGGCAGGCTGACCGTGGAAAACGCGGCATGCAGGTCCGGGCCGGTTTCCGGGAAGGCAGCCTTGAGCACGGATCGAATGTTGCCATTGCCGATCCGCTCTCCAGCGCCAACGCTGTAGCCATTGGACGCGGCGGCCTGCAGCAAGAGCTGCTGGAGACCGATGCCACCGCGGAACTGCGTGTGGGCAGCCTGCAGCGTCTGGTCGTCGAACATCTTCTCGTGTCCCGGCAGTTTGCGGGACTGGCAGATCGCGGCTTCGAGGATCATCGGAGTGACGACGCTGGTTCCCGGACGGCGGGAGTTGCTCGGTGCGGTCTGCTTGGCGGCGGCCTTCAGAACCGCAACTTCCGTTTCGAGTGGGCTCCAGGCCTTCTCGATCGCGGTGGCGCGGATGTCCGGGTGGCCGACCGTCAGCTTTTCAACTTCCGCGATGCGGCGATGCTCGTTGGCCTGCGTGGTCCGCATGGCGGCCAACAGTTGATTCTGCGCATCTTCCTGCAGCTTGAGCTGAGCGGTCGCATTTACGACAGGAGCGGGCTGCTGCGGCTGCTGTGCCATCATGGGGGCCGGAGCCGGGCTGACGACCTGCGCGACGGGAGGCGGATTCCGCTCGGCGTCGTACATCGTGGTCAACAGGCCGCGGGTGACATCGTCAAGTTTGGCAGGGTCAACGCCCTTCGCTGCGAGCCATTCTTCGAACGTGGGCATAGCTGCCGATCCTTTCAGGAGCGCCGCACTCGCGGCAAGGTTGACTTGAGTCGTCCAGTCGGCACCCGCAGGTAACACGCTGGTCTCATACATCTGGCAATCACGAGCCACGAACACCGGGCCGCGAAACACCTGGCGATTAATGGCCACCTGCTGGCCCGCCTGAATTTCCTGCAACGTGCCAATTCGCACGCCGATCGAGGCCTGCCACCGCTGCCCCTTGTCGGCCTGTTCAATGACAGCGACCGGCTTCGGGAATGTGGCCGTAACGATGCCGGCGATCCTGAGTGAATCGCCCTTGTTTTCGATGGTGTCTGTGCTGCCGAGCGTTGCTTCGACGGTGACCTCGTGGTCAACCACCAGCGGCATGGCCTCGGGATGCTGCAGTGTTTCCAGATCAACGATCACAGGGAGGCGGTAGCCCGACACTGGAAGCGGACCGCCGTCGTAGGCCTCGATCTCGAAACGACGCGGTCGACCGGCTTCGTAGGCGGCGAGCAGCAGTTTTCGGGACAGGTGCGTTGGCTTCATGCCGGCACCTCCGCGTTCTGCAGTTCCGGAGCGTCGATGCGACCATCTCGCACATCGTCAAGGTATCCCTGAACCGTCTGCGGGCTCAGGCCGATGCCTTGCAGCGCAAGCCGGGTCATCCCCTCGGACGCCTCTCCGGAGAGCATGCGGTCGAGCAGGATTCGGATTCGCTTGTCGTTGTTCTTCCAGTCCCGCTGACTTAGATGGGTGTGTTCGCCAGTCGCGGCTTCTGCATTTGCGGACGCTGGCGCAATAGGCGTTTCGAACGGAATCTTGAATGTGGTCCGGAACACAGTCTGCCGCGCGACCTCTTCTGTCACGCTGTAGTCAAGAGCCATTCGCTTAATCTCGGTGTCGAAGTCTGTTCCGAGGTTTGCGTGTTCCTTAGACGGCGTGCTGAGACCCGCCGACAACCGCAGTTGTGCAGCGGTCGCCGAGTCGACCTCGTCGAGATTCGGCAGCGGCGGCCAATACCACTGATGGTCAATTTCAGAGATGCTTGGCAGACCATCCAACAGTCCGGGGACGTAAACGCAGTCCTCGAGGAACCAGCGGAAGATCGGCTCGATCACCGACAGCTCGATCCGATTCTGCTCGGTCCGGACCTCTGGCTCCCAAATATTCTTCATGTCGCCCTTGAAGGACGAGAAGTTGCTGTCCTTCGACGTCCCGGCGGCCAGGGCGTAGGTCATGTTCGTGCAACGGGAGAAGCTCATCAGCGCCTGGCGCTGGAACATTTCGTAGAGCGGTCCGGGATGCTTCGGATCAACCTGCGCGATATCCCAGCCGGCCGGCAGGGTCGTCAGCATGTTGAAGGCAATTTCGATTTCCGCGAAGTCGGCGGGGGAGGCCGTCGGATCGATCGCCGAGGAAGTGCTCTTCAGGTAGGTCGCGAAGGACGCGGCCGTTTCGGCCGCCAACAACGTGGCCATCTCCTGCCGTCGCATGATCGGCAGAGTATTCAGGGCGGATGTCGCCCGCGGGATGCCACGGACCTGCCCGGGTCGCTCGCGACGGAACAGGTGAATGACCTCGCTGGCCGGATACCAGTGTCCATTCAGCGTCGGAACAAAAGCCGAGTCGCCGGGATGGTGATCGTAGAAGTAGTATTCGACCTCGTTGGAGTTCGGATCGATCCGCACGCCGTCCTCAATGTACGGATCGAAATAGCTGGCTCCGATCCACGGCTGGGCACACTGCTCGGACTCGTAGGTTCGGATGTCGAGGCTGATTGGCCAGTTCTTCGGCCGGCTAGTCCGCATGGCCAGGACTTCGCCGTCCCGCCAATACGTCTCGACCATCACCCGTAGTTTTTCGGAGAGATTGACCGACCGCGACCACTTGTAGAACGCTCGCTCCAGTCGCGTGTTTGCTTCCGGATTGGACGTCAGCACCTGTAGTCGTGGGCCGTTGCCGATGATGTGATTCGAGGCCGTGCGGAGCATGCCCGCATACCACGAATTGTTGTCGGCCTCGTAGCGGGATCGCTTGCGGACGATGCTGCGAACAGCCGGCGACATCGCCGCGCGGGCCGAAAGGCTATCCGCGTTCCCCCAGTGACGGCGGTTATGCGGAGTCGTTTGTGCGAGGTCGAACCGAGCCTTCAGTTCCTTGCCGCTTTCGCGGGGGAACGGCCGTCCGTAGGCGTCGACAATCTCCACCTTGGAGGTCATCGCGGACCCCCAGACGGGACGATCTGGTTGATTCGAAAGCCGAGATTTGCATTACTCGAAGCTGTGGCGGCCACATCCCGCTTGTACCGATCAGCCGCAATAGAGTCCGCCGACGGACGACGGACAATTGTCACGCCGTCGTTTGAGACGGATTGCGGTTTCATCGCGTCGGCCGCGATCTGATCGGCTGCTTCGGACATTTATTTGGACCTGTGCGCAGTAGTTATCTGCGAGACAGAACCCAGATTACGGCGGAGTCGACTTGCGACAATGCGACATCGCTAGCGGTAGCAAATCACTGACCGGAGCGGCTGAAATAGGTCCGCTTCTCGCGAGTGTTAATGACCCGTTCGGATGTCGTATTGACCATCCCGCACGCCGGACAGATCCGCTCTCGAGTGATAAACCCGTCGGTCGTGATGGTTCGGGCGACCCGCGGCAGGGTCTCGCCGCATTCCGCGTTGCCGCATTTCAGGCCAGATCCGGGAAGATCGAAGATCCGCAGGTTATCCACGGGACACTCCTCCCGGCAGTGCGAAGGTACGCAGCTTCTTGGAGGCGGCAGCAGATTCACCATTGAGCGAGCACCCAAGCATTGAGGCAGCGACACAGTTCCCCACGAAGCAGTCCCACCAGTCATTATCGCGACCGGGAATCAGTTCCCACGCCACGCCCTCCGCACCGTCGTATACCAGCTTTTTCGGCGTCTCTGCAGTGAAGTGCTCCGCCAGCAAGCGGTTCTCTCTCTCGTCAGTACCCGGCAACAGCACGGCACTGGGGGCCCCCACGGTCGTTAACAGCCGGCGGGAGGCGTGCGACTTCCATTCGTTCGCGTTGAACTGCACGTGGACTGGGGTTTCGCTGCGGCGCTCGACCCAGCCATTGCCGTTTTGGCGGTCCCGCACGGAGTCGCCCCACAGATGGACCGGCTTTCTCCCGGGTCGCGGAGCGAAGCCCTTGGACGGCCGAATCCGCGAACGGTTTGGGCTGGCCATCACCTGCGATTCAATGCGCGGCTTCTGGTCGCCGTCGGACCAGTCTTTCAGAATCAGATCAACCGACCGAGCCTTGCCGTCGGCGGATGGCCAATCCTGCAGCAGGAACCGATCAACATGCGAATGCGCAAGCGCAAACGCCTCTTCCCATGACGCGCCGGGGAGCAGCCCCGAGATATTCGCGGCGAGGTCCGACTTGTAGAACACAGGACGTCCCTGCTCTGGGAGCGTGCCGTAGTCGACGATTGACCCCGAAAAATCTTTCGACCACGCAACCACCATCCACCAGAGCACCTGGTCGGACGAGTCGACAAACGCGGTGATGTAGCTGGTCCCGTGCGGCACGATCCCGCGAGGCGACTGAGACAGCCGCTGCAGCAGAGATTGCGAGTCCAGTTTCAGGCCGCTGGTGTTCGCCGGCTTCAGACCTTCCTGCTGGATCTCACAGCGAAAGAACGACGCATCCAGAGCCCGGACGGTCATCAGTGACTGCAGGGCCGACAGTTCGTCGGGGAGCTTGTCATGTTCCCACGCCACTTTCCCGCCGGCGTCCATTGCCTCCCGGTTGTGGGCGTAGTAGTTCGTCGCCAGCCGTTTCCCCTCTGACGGGGTTTCGCCAGTCACCAGAAGTTTGGCGTAGTTGTCCCACAGGTCCATCCGGTCTGGCATGCGGAGAATCGACGGGTATTTCTGGCCGAACCAGTCCGGGTGGCGGGTCCGATTCAGGAAGTGCTCACTGAGGTCTTGATGCTCGCGAACCGTGCAGACCATGATTGCGGCAATCTTCTCGCCGAGCCCGGCCAGGCCGCAAAACGTCTTGGTGATGTGCTCCTCTCGCTCCTCGGTCATGAGCGGCGACTTGGCGGACTGGGGCGTCTGCACGTCGTCGAAGATCAGCAGGTCCGGGCGGACTGTCACGCCGTTGCGATCGACGTACGACAGGCCGCTGACGTCCGTGGCGTTGACACTGTAGGGAGCAATGTGAGCTTGGCAGCTCGCGGAATCGTGGATGTCTGGAAAGACGATGCGGCCCCGCGGGTCCTTCGGGTGAACGGCCAGCAGCCTGCCGCCCAGGCGGAATTGTCGCTTCGGCTGTCGCCACTTCAGCATCAAAGGCAGGATCTCCGGATAGTCGTCCAGCAGCGTCGGCGAGGACGCCAGCATTGCAAAGAAGTTCTCGCGGTGCTCGTTCGCCTTGTCGTCAGTCGCCCCCACCAGCACAGGGAAACGCCGATGCCCGTTCAGGACCGCCCACACGGTCGAGACGCGGGCACAGGTTGATTTCAGACCGCCGCGCCGCACGGCATGGCACTCTCGCCCGCCGGTCAGAACGACCTCCTGAAACCGATCCATCATTGATCGCTGGTACGGAGCCCACGGCAGATAGAACGTCGGCCCGAAGTACGTCTCGGCGAACAGCATATTGTTGGCGCTGCATCGGGCCCGCCGGTCCGGATTCGCGACGGCCGGCAGGGGGCCGATCTCCTGGGCGGCTGCGGTCTTGGCGTTGATGACGGCAGCGTTTCGTGCCGCCCGCGTCTCCGCGAAGTTGGAGCCGACGACCGCTGGCTCGCTCTCAAGTTCCTCCCAGTCTCCTGGCTCTCCGACAATCTGGGATGCGATATCATCGAAATCATCCGCCGGAACTGCCCTGAGGAAATCGCTCAGATCCGATTTGCTTAGCGATCGCAGCAGCGTCAGCTCGCTTTTGCTCAATGCGGTTGTCAACGCTTACCCCGACATTGATGGTTGTTGGCGTCTGTGCGGGAACAGCCTTGTTCTGCGCCACGTTCTGACCAACCATTGCCGCTAAAACACGAGCCGCTGCGATGGCATTTGCGTCCGCAGGTTCCTCAACATGGACCACGGTCCCGTTCTTCGTCGCAACTGAAACCTCTTCCTTGGCGACGATGCGCAGGAGTCTGTTGACGATGCCTTTGCGGGCCTGCGCCTTGATTGGCCACTTCTGCTTCACCGCACGCGAAACGAGGCGCATATCGCCGTTCTGGCGTCGTGGATCGATAAGCAGCTCGCCCAAATGCCCCTTACCCCGCGAGTCGTCAGGAGATTCCGGGGTGATATCGGGCGACTGCTCCGCCATCTGGTTCGCCCTGCAAACAAAAGAAACTGAAAAACAGGG